CTAAGGCTTCGGGACGACTATATCCCATTTGATTAGGTGGAGACTTAGGGTCAGCTAGATAAAAAATAACTCCGGCTTCTTTAAGATACCGAAGTTTATCTTCACTAGTATCACGAAGATATAACTCTCTTACATCTTTATCCTGTATCTGATAAACGTTAGGAGCAAAGGGATAACCTTGCTCGTCAACGCTAATCATACCTGTTAAATCCAAAGGGGCAATCTTCGTAATCATAACCTTTATTATTTCTTAGTTCAATATAGTAATCAGAATCATTAACTGGCTTCATCTTACTAAAGAAGTACATATATAATTTAAAAGACCTCTCATCTTGATTAAACTCTCTAAGTTTCCTTGCGGCTAACTTACGATTAAGTCTAACAGTTCGAGATATTATCGAAGTTCTACTTCTAAATTTACTACGTTGAGCCATTCGAGTAGCAACTAAGCTCTTTTTAAATTTCCAATATTCTTCATTAGTAAGTTCTTGCCTTTTAGCCTTCATTACAGGATGATGTTCTATTGCATCTAACTTGGCTTCATTAACAATAAATCCACCGATAAAAGGAATTGAAACTCGTTGTAGACTTTTAATCCTATCAATAATTTGGTCTTCGATATTATCTATAATATCATCTATTATTTCAGCTTCAAGAGGTGTAACACCTAATAAACTAATAATATCAGGACGAGTTACTAATAACTCCTTTTTCTCTTTTAAATCAATAGAAGGCATCTAGTTTATACATTTAGTAAATTAGTAGCTACTATAAACTTTTGAGGTTTACCACTAGGAATAAGACCTTCGACAGAGTTCTGACCTTGAATATCAGTAAGACGGACAATCTTATAGCCAATACAAACTACTGTTTCGGCAATAGTAGTAATCAACTTACCATTATCTCCTTTCTTTTCAGTAGTAACAGGATTCACTTCTGTACCAAGTAAACTAATAACAGAACCACTTCCAACTTTACGGAATATCTCACCACGAGCAATACTAAGATTTAAGTCTTGGTCGCCACGAATAAATTCAGCAAGATTATAAGGAGTAAGTTCGTTACTGCGAGGATTACAATCTATGCCAGTAAATACATCAGACGGAGCAACATATAAGAAACGATTAAGCATAGCTCTATCTTCTTCCTTAACATCATCAGCATAGTTAGTCTTAACTAATATAAATCTAGTACTACCAGTACCCTTTAAATCAGGATTGATAATCTCACGAAGTTTAGCAGTCTGAATAATAGCGACAATACCAAAATGCTTAAACGGAGTTATATCTTTAACTCGGTCAGAAACATATTTGAAATCAATTTCTCCGATGTGTTGAGGAACTAGGAAAGTTTCTCCTTTAGTTTTGTTCTCTAAATGTAACATAATTACTTTAATTAGATTGTTAATAATATTAATTAAGTTGACTAGCATTACTAAGAGTAATATATGCACCAGTCATTAATAGTACAAGTATACGAATAATATTCGTACTATCAATATCTAACTCGTTAAAAAACCTTTAGAATTGTATTCGCTATATAATTCACATCCATTCACACTAGTTCACATTAGTACACACTCTAATGCAAGTCCACTACTTAACTAAAATATCGACTAAATCTTACCATTCTATTTTTACAATCCTGATGCTAAATCTTCGGACTCTTCGATAGAAGAGGAGAAAGGTAATACACAATAAGACCAAATAGACAACCAATACTATATAATATAAGTAAGACCAATTAAGGACTTAAAGGAATTAATTAGACTAATAGGACTAACTAATAAGATAATTCTTCTATAAGAAGAGTTAGACTACTAACAACAATAGATATACAGAAGGGAATTAGAAATACTATTAGGACTAACTAATGTATATAGACTTAGAAATAGGACTGGAACTACTGTTAGAAATAGAATTAGGAATAGGACTAATAATGAACTTAGAAATAGGATTAGGACTATTAGAAGAAATAAACTTAGAGGTACTATTAGTGCTGCCCCACAAAATAATATTTTTCATGAATATATTTTTATCGAGACGAAGCTCCTACCACTCACCGCCCCCTACTCCAAACCAATTCCAATACCCCCGTCAAGACCAAATGACCTTAAACATATTGCTATAATGTTTAATTTAATACTAATGTTTATGATATTCTTGATATTGTTATTGATTGCAGTAGTTATGACTACTGCTACTTATCGCTCTGTTGTTAATAAACAGAAGCGTGATTGGAAAATGTATGGTCGTGCAGGTGAAACGTACGACAAGTTTTGTTCACGTTACTATACTAGATACGTATGAACAAGACTGATAGGATTAAAGTGGTACACTTAGCATTAAGTATGCTATGTGTACCAGCATTCATGCATCTAAGTTATATTAAGTTGTATGATAATTATGTGAATAGCTTTCTAATACTATTAGTAGTGTTAGTATTGATATTAGATGCTAACGATGTTGTTAAAGAACTATTGGCTTAATCAAACCAAATGACTATAAACATATTGCAGTTACTATCAAACCAAATGACTTTAAACATATTGCCATTGTGTGTGGGGTTAGGATGCACATTGGTTGAACAGTTGCTAACCGATTTATAACATTTAATACCTATAATCGTGGGAACAAAAGTTAACGATGCTGCTAGATTAGCAGCAGAAGCAGCCGCAAAAGCTGCAAAAGAAGCTGCCGAAGCAGCAAGTGCTAACGCTGAAACAGATGCTACTAATGAAGCTGCTGATGAAGCTATTGACGCTCGTATAGTTGACCTATCCGAGTATCAAGGACAGGATGCAGACGATATTACTCGTCTGTTGCTTGACCGTCCTGATTTCGAGAATCACGACAGCTTAATGATTACTAATATCATTGATAATAGTAGTCGTTATGCAGGTGCGCTTACTGTTGTTGTTAATCGCAACATTCCACAGTTTGTTAAAGATGCTGCTAGTGGTACTTATGTCGAGTCTACGACTCGTAATATCTTTACTACTCGTATTCAGCTTGCAGCTATTCTCAAAGGTCAGGGCGAGCCAATGCTTGCCAACGCTGTTATGACAGCTCCGTTGTCAGTGTTGCACGTTATCTTCAAGAAGGCACGTATTAGCGTGCTTGGACACGTACTTGCGCAAGGTGAAGTATTCGTTAATCCGTATGCCGCTAAAATGTCTCGTGAAGAACGTGTTAATGAACACGACCGTTACGAGTATTTCCCGTACGAACTTAGTATGCGTACGTTGTCCCTTGCGGACGAAATGCTCGTGGCTGACATGTTGGCTAAATACCAACCTGATGCAGAGGGTGCTGCTTAACCAGTTACGTAGGAGAGGGAAACCTCTCCTACTAAACTAAGAATACACCATTCGGCACGTGTTCGATAATACTCTCGACTTATGCTCGCTATCCGGCAAAGCTATCCGGCAAAGCTATCCGGCAAAGCTACTTAGGTTCGGAAACGACACTAGTCACCTGATAAGCGAAATGCTACAACTGATAAGCGAAGCTAATCAACTGATAAGCTAAAATCATAAACCAATTTAAATAACAAAAGTATTATGAAGATAGATAAAAATAAAACTATAATAAACATAGATGTTATAGCTGTTGATACTCTTGAAATCACATACGATAATCATACAACTCAAATGATTCATCCTAATGATATAACCGAATACATATCTAAGCTAAAAGCTAAGATTAAAAGATTATCAGACATATTATCTAAGCTTGACTAGTTAGCAAGCTAAAATCGCCTTTCGACGACGTTTCTCTTAGACGGATTCTAAATAACAAAGTGGACTTATATATATATATATATATATATATAAAAGTCAGGCAACACTTGCGCGCGTACCTTATTATATACGTGCGTGTGCGCGTGCGTATAATAGGTACACGTGCGTCCGCCCACGCGAAGTATAGGTAATAGGATTATATTAGGCGAAATTGTCTATCAGACAATATCGCATAAATTCCTCCCTCGGTGACTATTGTCGTAGACAATAGGAGCAAGCTCATACAATCACACCAATAACAACAAATAGTATCAATAGTATCAAGACTATTACTAGTATTGACAACATCAATGCTCGGAAGGGTCGCTAAGGCTCCTCGTTAAGCTAGATAGTAGAGTAGACAATAGAGTGAGATAATACTAGTGGAGTAAGAATAGTTAGAAGATGTAGATAAGAGAGATGAGTTGGTTAAGTAGTGGGACTACTCCCTCTCCCACCTCTACTCCTTCATTCTAACTCACTTCTCTTACCTACAATGTTACAACTATTACCTAAACCATTTCGTTTATGGAGTTAGGATTTTAATCCTAATCATCATATTTCCACTATAATAGTCCCTATAATAGTCCTTACTATTACTTAGATATTATATTGTCTATTGTTACTGTTGGTTGTTGTTGTTTCTAAGTTCCTACTACTATCGTAGTAGTCCTTAGGATTTTAATCCTATCTTATAATCCTACTATTAGATACTATCATAGTCATAGTACTAGTTCTATTATTGTTGCTATTATATTGATAGTTATGATTTTAATTATATTTATATAATAGTACTATTACTAGTTGTTGGTTGTTAATTGTCTAATCCAATTAGAACTTTGTTCTAATAGTCTTAGAGTTGAAGATATTATTGTCAATATGATAGACCTATTATTGTACTAATAGTACTAATAGTTAGGTTTTTATATTAGTCCACACTATTATTGTACCAATAGTTATTATTATAGTCTTAATCCTTAGTCCTTACTATTATATTATTATTGGTTATTGCAGTTGTTATTGTTAGAGCGTCACTACCATTGTCTTTGACAATAGTAGTTCGGACGATTCCGATAATAACAATACTATGTATTACAACTGATAACGGGAATAGTACTATTAGTAATACTATTATTAATAATTGTATTGTTGTGTAGCTTGGCTTGTCAACGCTCGCAAAGCTCGCTGTCTCCCCCATAAAGGGGTGACGTTACTGTACTTCTTTTGCTCTTTATCTTATCCACTTACTAACTTATACTATTATGTCTAATTACGATATTACTGTCTTAACATTACTATTTATTATCGCACTTATTAAATGCAGTGAGTTTCTTATTAACACTAAGATTACTCTTCTTACTACATTATTCGCTTTAATAATAGTTGCGTCTACTTTATGTATATTCTTAATATTATTTGATATTACTTCACCATGACAGATTATCAGTTCCATATATTTATATCTTTAATTGGGATAGTTATATGCCTATGTTATTTAATGTTTAATTACCTTTCTTATAAGAAGGTTATTATCATTCGTTCTTTAGTTCAAACTATAATAACTTATATAATAGTTATTAGTTTTATTCGTCTACTATATAGTACTATACTATTATAGTATAGATTCTACTTCTAAAATTAAATTCTTAATAATTAATACTTGTATTTATGAAAGCTATTGTAAATGATAAAAAGCATATAACTCTTGTATCTCATACAAATGGAGTTACTATTGTTGAAGCTAGTGGTTGTATAATTGATTTAGATTTTCAATCACTTGCTTCTATTTGTGAGATTGCTGACTTAGGCAATACTTATACTATTAAAGATTGTGATGAGATTGAATCTCTTAAATCTAATAATAATGAGTTGACTGAACGTATCGAGTTTCTCGAAAAACAACTTACTAATAGTGGTGATAGAGTTACTGAACTACGTAATCAGATAATAGGTCTTACTAGTGAACTTGATATTCATAGACAACGTATATCTCAATTAAATGATGAGTTAAATCGTCGTGATAAGATTATTGAAGGGAAGACTAAAAGACTTATTGAGTTAGAGAATGTTGAATATGAACTAAATAAATGTCGTGAAACAAATAATGCACTTACAGAAAAGTTAGAAAGTAAAACTTCTAATTTAGCTGAAAGAACTTATTGGTTCAGATATTATAGAAAAGCATTTCGTGCTGTTAAGGAACATCTTAAACCTAATGAAAAATATGGTTTCGATTCAAGTGGTTATAATATTACTAATAGCATTGATAGCAAGTTTGTTATATCATTTAAAAATAGAAGTATTGCTAGTAGAGCTTTTAATGAGTTGAGATATTCTGTTTCTCCTAGAAATGTATTATCTAAGTATGCAAATGATATTATTGAATATAATGTTGGTGCTATGAATATATATTTTATTGAAGGAACTACTCCTGCTGTTGTTCGTAAGTTCAATAATGAAAACTTTACTATTACTTGTAAAGATGTCTATTTTGCGGAAATAATTAATACTCTTCTTAATTGCGGTTTTCCTGTTAATGATATTATTACTTCTTATGAACAATATATAGTATGTAATATCAATTAATAAAATTATTAGTATTGTTTGGTATTTCAATTATTTATCACTATACTTGCACCTGCATTATAAATTTTACGATTATGTATGACGAAGGTGTAGAGTTTCCCATTTGTGGCATAGTAGCTGATATAGACTATCTCGACTGCGAGATGGCTAATAATTGGAATACTGGCAATACGTTAAGCGAGGATAATGTAGACCTCGATTTAGATATAACTCATATTGAAGATTAATTAATTAAATACTAATAGTTATGAATGAAAAGAAAGAAGTTGATGTTCTTAGTAAGAAACGTCCAACAGTTAACGAATTAAAGACAGAAGTTATCCGTCTACGTAAATCTAATGAAAAGTCTGATGCTGGTCTTAATCATTATAAGGCTATGTATGAGAATATTTGTAATGAAGATAAAGCTCTTCGTAGTATGTCTTCTAAATTAAGTGCTGCTAATAATCAATTGGAAGCTAATAATAAAGCTCTTAAAGACGGCATTAAATTTCTCGAATCTAAGTTAGATAAAGCTAACAAAGATTATGAAGAGCTTAAAGCTAAGAGACAGTATAATACTGTTGATTTTGTTATTGCTTCTCTTATTGCTTTAGGAGCTGTTGCAGCTATTATTTTACGTTTAGTATAATGCCGATACGTACTCTATTTAATTAATATCTGACAAAAGGGTTAAATAAATGTCGGTTTCCACTCTATTAAGATTATTCAGGTCGTGAGACTAGAGTAATATTAGTAGAGTTTTTTATTGTCTAATTTAAAAATTTATTATAATGAAAGATATTATATCTGCTATTTTAGCTTGTGCTTTAGCTAGTGGTTCTGATGTTAATCTTATTGATTCTATTAAAGAAGATTATCGTAAGGCTTTTATTAAAGGAGAATTTAATAAAACTATTCTTGAAGATTTAGAAAATCTTAATGTTAAAGGATTGAATAATCTTCTTGAAGATATTCTTGACGGTGAGTATTCTATTGAAGATAAGATTAAAGCTGTTGAACAATGGGATAGTATTATGCTTTCTTATATCAAATATATTAGTGATATGAGAGACAGTGCTAAAGAATCTTATGATAAACTTCTTGCTAAATATGAAGCTAGTAAAGCTCCGATTTATTCTGTATTCTATTGTTCTGAAAATCATCTTGTATTCCTAGACAAGAATGATAAGCTAAGAAAGTCTTTTAATGGTAATGCTAAAACTCTTTACTCTGGTAATAGTAAAGGTGAAGCTCGTAGAATATGTGAATTATTTCTTAAAGATTGTCCTGATTTTTATTGTGTAGATTATACAAAGATATATAATAAGTAATTTGCCAATTTTGTTTGTCTGTTTTAGTTAAACTAAAATTAAATTTTGTCGTATTGTGATTTTATATCTGTTGTTTGTGAAGATAGTAGATATAGGTTTTATGGAATTATAATAGTGCTGTTCGTGAGAATCGCACTATTTCTTTTCTTGATAGCTCTGATGATGACTAATCTAAGTTGAAACATTAACCAAATGGTTGAAGTAAGGGAAATCCTCTTCGTAAAATGTAAGCTATAAATACATAGTATTTGTGTTTAAAAATACAAGTTGTTAATTACTGTCGTGAGATAGAACAGAACTTAATCTAATTTTTACCCCTAATTTAAATTACTGTCGTGAGATAGAATTAGGACTTTTATAAATATTAATTATTTAGCTTGGAGCAGAAGCGTCTGCTCCTTTTCTATGATTATTAATTAATTAAAACTATATACCGACATGAATAAGAAAGAATTTACTAAATTGTTTAGAGAGTTACAGAAAATACAGCTTAGTCTGTTGTATAGTACTAAACTCTCTAGTGACCTTTATACTAATTGCAATCTTAACAATACTTCTTATATTAGTATATATCTATTTGTTCTTGATATTAATAGAAATATTGATGAAACACATAGTTATAATCTTTATAGTAACGATAGTATTGATAAGAATAAAGCTATTATAGATGAAATTAAGCAAAAGGTTAAACAACTCACAACTCCTCTACGGGGGAATAAGCGGAGCGAAGCGGAGCGGTCAGATGCTCCTATTAAATAACAATTAATACTAAACGTAATGATTAAGAAGAAAATTAAATTCGGAAAGCATGAGAGAAGTTACAAATTAGTAGCTTTTACTCTTAATGTACTTGAAAGTACTAGTGTTAAACTTATTAGAATGGAAGAAAGGAGACGTATTCCTAGTTATGCCCAAGCTCAACGAGTTTAAACAAGATAATGGTAAGCTCATTGTCACGACTGGCAAATGTCTAGTTTGTGGCGATGAGCTTCTTGTATTTGGTACAGATAATATTTATATTTGTCCAAAATGTAAGGAAATACTAGACGGTGGTAATTGTTTAGTTCTTGAAACAATGTTTGTTGAAGATAATAGAATTGTTACTGCTAGAAATTGTATTGTTCCTAAAGACCAAATGCATACTAATGTTCCTATTGTATGTATACCTTCTGATGAATTTAGTAAGTTATACGAAATATATAAAACTAAAGCTAATTAATATGGTTGTAGATTTAAAACAATGTGTTAATCCTGATAGTACGTTTGATGTATATTTTGAAGGACTTAAAGCTGTTATATCTCATGATGCAGACGTTAATGCTTATCATTGCATTATTATAGATGTTCATGATGATAGATGTTGTGAAATTATTCCGTTACCTAGGATTATGAATACTGATAAGTATAAGATATTCCCCCGTAAAGGAGAGTGTTGTATACAATATCTTCCTAATCAAATTGTTAAATCTTAGTAATATGGGACTAAGTTTTAAACTATCTGCTGTAAATGAGGAAAAGAAGATTCCTCGTGAGAAAGTAATAATGCAAATTGTTGTAGGTACTATTGTTCTACATAACAATGAATATAAGTTCAATCCTAAAGGTACTAATGAACTTATTACATTATCTGAACGTTCATACTCATGTAAAGGCTTTAAGACAATATATACTCGTGCGTTAGATAGTCATGGTAGACCTACTAAGATTGTTAGATGTACTGATGCTTATTGTACTATGCCTAGTTGTTATATTCCATTTAAGATAGGATTACCAGTTAAAGGTTATATTCTTAAATGTCGTGATAATATTGATAAATTTTTATTGAAATGCAATGAATTTTGAAAAGTTTGATGATGCTAAGAAAGATGATAGTGTCTTGAATAGTTTTACTCGTGACCAAAAGATTGCTTATGAGAATCTTGTAGCCTTTATAGAAAAAGGTTATGTTGAAGGTGATTATAGACGTGCACTTATTGGTGCTGCTGGTACAGGTAAAACTTATATGATACGTGAAGTAATAAAGAGATGTGGTTTAGCTAAATCTGTTATTGGACTTGCAGCTCCTACTCATAAAGCTGCTCGTGTACTTCGTGTATCTACTGGATATGCTACATCTACTGTGGCTAGTGATTTAGGTCTAAGACTTAATACTGATGTTACTGATTTTGATGTTAATAATCCTCCTTTTGACCCATTGGCTGAAAAGAAGATTAAACAATATAAGCTATATATTGTTGATGAAGCATCTATGATTGGTATTAATCTTAAAACTCTTATAGAAAGAGAGTGTGAACAGTTTGGCTGTATGCTTATTTATATGGGTGAATAGTTATTGCCCAGTTTAAACTCTTCTAATTGCTGGAAACTCGTGAAGATAATAGTACTACAACATAAGTTGAAAAACTAAGTGTGAATGTTAGAAAAACTATTATTATATGACAATCAGCAGCGAAGTCTCTAAGTTATGTTCATTTACATAATAAGAGAAACGTTCATCGACTATCCCGTAAGGGAGTACAATTCTATGGAATTGGAAACGGAGAGAGTTGTATATTTGCAATTTACTCCCTATATTTACATAAATTTTTAAAATGTAAATATTATGAGTAAAAAAGAAACTCCAAAAATGTATGGTTTAGAACATAAGTTAGATTCTAAATGTGTTTATGTTCATTTTATTAAATCTATTAATATTCCTATTTATATAGGAGAAGGAAGTGTAGAAAGAGCTTTCAATTTTACTAATAGAAATAATAAATGGAAAGAACTAGTTAGTAATCTTAATGATGTTCATGTTGAAATAGTTGCTATTGATATTACTAAAGAAGAATGTATAGAAATAGAAAAGCAACTAATAAAACTGTATAAAGAAAGAGGATTTGAACTTGTTAATTGTAATAATGGAGGTAGTTGTATAGGGGCTTTTGGAGAAGATAATTATTTTTATAATAAACATTTATTTGGTAAAGATAATGGTAATTATGGAAATAAGTATTCTAAAAATCCTTTATCTATTAAAGTTATTCAATTAGATATATTTGGGAATGTTATTAAGAAATGGAGTTCTGCACAAGAAGCAGAAGAAATAGGCGGATATATTGCTAGTTGTATTAATAGTTGTTGTAATGGTAAACGTCAATTACATAACAATTATCAATGGATATTTGCTTATAATTATAATCCTAATAAGTCTTATGAATATGTTCCTAAAGGAACTTCTATGAGAATTTATTTAGCTATTGGTATAAGAGATAATAAATCTTATATTCACGGTATATATAATTCTGGTAACGAACTTACTGATAATGGATTTAATCCTAGATTAGTTCAACAAGTTGTTACTGGTTATAAAAAGTCTCATAAAGGTTTTGCTTTTGTTGATTTCTTTAGATTAACTAAAGAACAACAAGACAAATATAAAGAACAAGTTATTGCAAAATTATATAGCTAAGATATAGTCAGGCTATTATAGAAATATAGTAGGTTATGGATAACTATCAGTTACCGCCTGTTAAAGAAACTCGTTCACGTTGTTTCGATAATATTAAGTTTTATACTCTTAGGCAGATTGTAAGACAAGAAGAAAGTAATCCTGTTAGTGAATTATTAAGAATATTAAGAAAGGATATTGATAATAGAACTTGGAAGTTCCTAGAGTTTATCAATAGAAATCGGTATGCTTTTGATTCTACTCAAACTAAGGGTTATTATACTTGTGGTTCGTTTGAGTTTCAATCTCTTGTAATAGACGGATTCTATAATGAAGAATTTACAAGAGATGTTGATACTTGTCGTCTTGTTACTTATACTAATAAATCTGTATCTGACTGGAACAAATTCATTCGTAAGAGTATTATCGAAGATAGTGCTAAAGCAATTCTAACTAAGAATGATTTAGTAATGTCTTATAATACTTTTATTGATGATTTTAAAGATACTATTATCGTTAACTCCGAAGATTACATAATACATGATATTAAGAACTTTACTAATAGAGATAATATTCATGGATTTAATGTAACTTTTATACAAGTTAATGGCGGTAATAGAACTAAACCTTTATTTGTAGTAGACCATTCTGATTTTAATAATGCTATGCTTTATTATAAGTTAGGTGAATCTTATATTTATAATGCTATTAATGCTGATAAATATAATAGAACTAAACGTTGGAAAGAATACTATGAATTTAGGGAAAGAAACTTATTATTAGTTAATCTATTAGATAAAGCTACTAATAAGATAAAGTTCAGTCGTGATTTAGATTATGGTTTTGCTCTTACTAGCCATAAAGCACAAGGTAGTACTTATGCTGATGTGTATATAGATATAAATGATATTGTATTTGATACTAGAACTGGTAATCCATGGGGAGATATAGATAATACTCTTCGTAGATTATATACAGCTTGTAGTAGATGTAAAAATCGTTTATATTTGTGTTATGGACAATAAATAAAGTATAAGTATGAACTCTATGTGTTACGATGTCGAAGTAACTAGAAATTACTTCTCGGTAGTATTTGTTGATTTACGTAGTTATCTCAAAGTATTTAGTGATTGTGTTGATAATGAAGGAAAAGCTATTCCTCTTATTGATAAGCTTACTGTTGCAGAGATAAAACAACGTTTAGAAACAATACCTAAGAAACGTTTTGTTTTATATGAAGATGATGATACTGATTTATTCAGTTTATTATATTGGTTACAACAGAAAGCAGATTATTTTGGCTACAATAACAAAAAGTACGACCGCTTAATGTTGAGTGCATTGCTCATGTATTATAATCAATTTGATAAGCCTAGTAAGTTAGTCACATTCTTATATGAAACATCACAGAGAGTTATTCGTAGTTCTAATAATGATACTCTTTGGACTGATAATTTTACTTCTCTTATACTTCGTAATAACGTGGCATTTCGAGACTTAGATTTATTCCAAATCTTTAGGCTAGACCATTATCATAAAAGTCTTAAACAGACTTCTATTAATATTAAATGGTATAATCTAAAAGAGTATACTATGCCACCTATTGGTGATTTAGATAGACATTATTATCACGAGAGATTACCCGAAGCAAAGGGAATGACTGATAGAGAACTTAATATTCATTATCGTAATGTATTTGAGCGATTTATTCCTAAAGAATATCTTAATGAAATGGCTGATTATAATGACAATGATGTATATATTGTTGCCGAGCTAATCAGAATGAATCAGGAAGAAGTTCTTTTAAGGTATCGTATTAGTGAAGAATATAAGGTAGATGTATTCTCTGCAAGTAGAAGTACGATAGCTGATAAAGTTATTGTTAAGCTATATAGTAAGTTTACTGGTCTGCATCCTAAAGCCTTCATTGATACTAAGACAATACGTAGGAAAATCGTAGTTTCCGAAATTTTGTCAGATAAAATCGCATTTTCCACGCCTGAATTGAACGATATTTTGTCAGACATACGTTCGCTAACCCTACGTGGGGAAAAGGGCGAATTTGACAGGGAATTTACCTTCATGGGCACGTCATACACTATCGCAACAGGAGGTTTACACTCAAACGAGATTCCGAACATTTATCGTAGTTCTGCTGATTATTCAGGTGCTACTGATATTACTATTGGTAATCCTTATGATAGTAATGGCAATATTGGAGTTAGTACTTCTGATATATATATTTGTGATTTTGATATTAATTCAATGTATCCTAATATTATTAGAAGTCTTAAAGTATGTCAGAAACATCTACTTCCTAAGGCATGGTTTCGTATAGCTGATACTATTGTCGATGAACGACTAGAACATAAACATTTATCCAAAGATAAATCTCTTGATAGTAAAGAGAGAGATAAACATGCTACTGCTGCTGCTTGTTTAAAGATTGTAGCAAATGCTGGTATATTTGGTAAAATGGGTAGTGAACAATCTTTCTTGTGTGATAAGAAAGCAATGTATCAAGTTACTATTAATGGGCAATTATTTCTACTAATGTTAATAGAGAAACTTGAACTTGCAGGCATTCATATAATAAGTGCTAATACTGACGGTATTGTTTCTATAATACCAAAAAATAAGTTTGAATTATATTGTAATATTTGTCACGAATGGGAGAAAGTAGTTGGATTGACAGGTGAATTTACTCCATATACTAAGTATGTTACAGAAGGAGTAAATAGTTATCTTACTGTAAAACCTAATAATGGTAGAAAATTCAAAGGTAGAATGAATCCTAAGATGTTCTTAGAGGATTTATCTAAAGGATATAATTCTCCTATTGTAGCTAAATGTGTTACTGAATACTTTATTAATGGTACTCCTGTTATGGAAACTCTTCGTAATGCTAAATCTATTCTTGATTTCTGTCGTACTCAAAATGTTAATCATAAGTATAGACTAGAGTTTACTCATGTTGTAGACGGAAAGATAAGAACAGATGTAGTGCAGAGGAATACAAGGTTTTACATCTCCTCTACGGGGGGAACATTGATGAAAGTTGAGAGTATGGGCTGGAATGAGCGTAACGAAGAACAAGTTAAGAAAAGTTCTCTATGTGCAGGTCAACGTGTTTCTATATGTAATACTGTTGATGATACTGATATATCTGAATTAAATGTTAATTACTTATATTATTATAATGAAGCTATGGCTATTATAGAACCAATAGAACAAAGTCGTAATAATAAAGGTAAAGGTAAACGTTTAGTTAAGAAATACTATGGAATGAGAAATACTTTATTTGATTAAAATGAATGATGTAACTGATATTTATAATGAAGCTGCTAATAAATGGTCTGCTAACAAAGGCGTGGGTAGTGTTATTCTATCCGAACCACTAAGTGTAATGAACTTTGTTACAATGGTGTTAGATAAAATGGTAGCTAAAACTCCTGATTTAACGTCTCTTATTATAACAGAGACTATGGAAGATAGGGCTAACATTAATTATTATCTTGATAATACTTCTGAATTTAAAGAGATTCATAAACAATTAATAACTGATAAGCGATGTCTTATACTCACTCGTGATTATGTTGAGCGTTCTCCGTATAAACCTAGTCCTAGTAGTCATAAAGATGTACTTATTACTATTAATGTAAAGAAGTTCAGAAAGATTGCAGAGAAATATAGTGGTAACTATTTTAAGTTTAAACTACTTGCTACTAATGCTATTGATAGTGTTGCTGACAATGCTGTACTTATGTATAAGTATGCTCCTAAAGTATATGAAATTAATTATGCCCACTTAATTAATCGTTCTATTCATTCCCCCATAAAGGAGTACCAAAAGGGTGTTATTCTAACTGATGCTGATAGAATCTATTATGATAAATGCAGCCAATATATTAATGAAAGTATTACTATATTTGGTACTTTTGAAAAGTTAGAAGAATGTCGTGTTGGTAATACTAGACTTAATATTGCTGCTGAAACTTGTAGATTACAAGTAGCGGAGAGTAATGGTTGGTCTGCTAAAATGGATATGACAGATGCAATGTGTCGTAAGATTGATGAACTATATAATCCTAGTGCTTTAGTCGAGAGAGTTACTCAAACTTATAATATTATTAGAGAACGTACTAAGGTAGTTACTGATAATATTGTTAAGCTAGATGTAATACTTGATATAGTTAAGGAAAATATAGGCAAAAGAATACTTATTATTTCAAAGAATGGAGTGTTTGCTGGTAAGATAACAGAGTACCTAAATGCTAATATAAAATACGAAGGTAAATCTATTATGACTAATGGTGAAATATTCCAAACTGGAATGAGTATTCTACAATATGACTATTGCGGAAACTATCATAACGATATGGAAGGAATACAGGCTTATGATAAGAGAGGTAAACCGAAAGTATATAAAACAGGAGCTAAAATCGGACAACCAGTAATCATGCAGGCAAGAGCGCAGAGAACGCGAAATTTGGAGCTATTTAATGACGACTATATGAAAGTACTGTCGGCAAATAATTCTATTGATACGAGCTTTATAGGAGTTGTAGATATAGTGATTTTCACTTCACCTCTTTGCAGCTCAATACGAGACTTAAAATATCGAATACCTAATCTATCTTTTAGTTCTGTACCTAATATAATATATAAGATATACTGTAAAGGTACGAACGAAGAAAAGAAGCTAGCAGAAACGAAAGGAGGCAGGGACTATGAAATAGTTAAAGATAGTGAAAATGATTTCATAATAGGAGAATAATAGATGCTAATCTTTGGAGTTATAAAAGAAATTAGTATCTTTGTAGAGTAATCAATAAGCGACCTTTGAAATAATGGAAGAAGTAAAGACAGAGAATGAAAAAACTCTAGCTAAGACAGAACCAAAAGCAAAACCTACTAATAATAGTATGATTATGGCTTCTGCTCTGAATACCCTAGACATTTACAATCCCGATGATAGGAGTAAGTTAGAGTTGTATCTGAAATCAGTAATGTCTAGTGATAAGTGCGGTATTAAGACTATTCAAGATGGTCTTGCAATATATAGTCGTGCTAAAGAACTAGGTTTACCATTTACTAGTTGTATTGAACACCTAGGAGTTATTAATGGTAAAACTACATTAGACGTTCACTTAATTAAAGCGTTATTATTGAAGGCAGCTATAACATGGGAATGCACTAAAGATTATATAGCTCTGTATGAATATACAGACGGTAATAATGTTTATATTGATAGTAAGATACCAGAGTATTGTAGGAGATTCAAAAGCAAGAAAGAAGCTGATGAATTTAATGCTAGTTCTGATAATGATGAAATTGGTATTTATCCAGTTAGAAATTATCAAGATTATAATGGTACTATATATAAGGAATATCAGTTAAATAATAAGTTTGGAGTTGCAGCTAATCAACAACAAGCTAAAGATTTTGCAGCTAAAGGATTAGTTCCAATCTTCCGAATACCTAATGTTCCTTGTGATTATATTACTGAATATAAACTTACTCGTGTGGTAGATAACAGAGTTATTACTAGTATAGGACATTTTAGTTATAGTGACGCTGTAACTGCTGGACTTGCTAGTAAAGATACATATACTAAATATATGAGAACTCTTATTGGACATAGAGCGTTTACACTAGCTGCTCGTGATATAGCTGCTGATGTTATACTTGGTTGTATGGAAACAACAGAAGCTAAGATAGTAAACAATATGAATATCAGTGATGCTGATATTGTAGAGATTTGATAGTGATAGAAGTCTAACTATTACTAATCAATAGATACGAAATAAGACAAAAACTAATTTTAATTGCTTATGGAAGAATACAAAATCGTTGAAGGATTTCCAAATTACGAAGTAAGTAATCTAGGAAATGTTCGTAATAGATATACTAAACAAATTCTTAAACCTAAAATAGATAGAGGTCATGCTAGAGTTTGTTTATATAACTGTTCAGAAGGAAAAAACAAAGTGTTAATATACGTTCATAGATTAGTGATGAATCACTTTAATCCAACTACTCTTGAAGGACTTGTTATTAATCATAAAGATGAGAATCCTTTAAATAATAGACTGGATAATCTTGAATGGATTACTAATGCTTGTAATCTAGATTATAGTAATGTGAGCGAGAAGAAATCTTTAAAGTTGTCCTTACCTATTGTTGGTAAGAATATAAGTACAAGTGAAGAGATAATATTTCGTTCTGCTACAAAAGCTGCTAAGTATATTGGTTATAAAATTCAAGGTACTATTTCAGAAGCTATTAGAAAAGGAAAAACAAATAAACCTATTCATGGTTATACGTTTCGATTAGCCAGTTCCAAAGAGATAGATTCTCTTGGCGAATCCGAACTATATCATATCGTTTAATAATTATTAACTTTTAAAAATTTTTACATTATGGGACTTCAATTTGGCATGAGTGCCGTACAAAGCGGTAAGAGAGTAATGCAAGCTAGTAACGAACCTACATTGACTGCTAACAGTACTAAAGCTAAGTTTAGCTTGGCAGGTGCAGTAACTCGTATCATGGGTCTTGTTCCCGGTGATAACGTACAGTTTGTTAGTAATATTGCTGATATTGATGCAGCTATTGCTGAACGTGATGCCGAAGTAATGGCATGGTGCGAAGAGAACAATGTTGAGTTTGGTACAGAAGCTGCTCGTGCTGCTCTTATTCAGAACTTCGGTGAATATGGTATCTGTAAAGGTGTACCTTTGTTCGAGAAGAACGGAGAAATCAAACTTGCAGGTGTTCGTATGACTGCTGAACAGAAAGCGGCTGCATTTGAACTTAACAAAGAAAGAATCGCAGAAGAAGTTGGTAAGTCAGTAGAAGAAGTTACTATTGATGACTACAATCCTACTACTCGTGCTTACTCTGGTGCTCGTACTTCTACTTCTTCCAATCTTACTGGTCTTGGTTTGCCGTTGACTTTCTCCGATTCTTCAATGTGGTCGGAATTGAAAGAAAATCTCGGTGACGAAGCAGAGAAGTTTAACCGTGTATTTGAAGTTAACTTGAACGAACCGTTCGTAGTTGCTGTTGAAACTGGTAAAGTTATTGGTGATGAAAAAGAAACTGTTGAAGTTAACGCTTATAAGATTTCTTTCAAAGCCGATGAAGAACCGATTGCTCGTCAATCTTCTAAATAAGAACTTCTTCCGGTTAGATAAAAGCTAGATTATAAAGAGCTAAATTCTTAATTGAATTTAGCTCTTTTTTATTTGGCTATGATTTAAAAAATTATTATATTTGGAAACTTTGCAATAAACAACAAGCCTGTACAACTTGTTGTTGTTAGTATTAATCTTTATAAAAACAAATTTTATGAGTACTCAAAAAGAAGAAAGTGCTAAAGTAGAAGAACCAGTAGTTAATCAATCAGCTAATAATGCTGCAACTACTGCAACTAAAAAGCGTCGCAGAGGTATTAGTAATGAGACAAGAACTACTGCTCGTAAGAAATTCTCTCATAAAGATGCTATTAATAATCTTTGGTTATTTGTTGGACATCTTCATGCTCGTGTTGCTTGGGTAACTATGAAGGAAGATAACAATATGCGTCCAGCATTTGCAGGAAAAGCTATTCCACAGCTTGTTATTGAAGCTACTTCTCTTCATACTAATCCTGCTGATGTTCGTGTTGCTAGTAAGACATTTTGGCCCTATGAAAGTAATGTTGACTATATTCCTGGCGGTGCTAAAGAGAAGTTTATTAATATGGACTTTGCTTGGATAAAACACTTCCTTGATGTGGTTGTATTCAAAGGTCGTGAAATGACTGATGAAGAATCTGAAATGCTCGAACTTGGTTATGTTGATTATGACGATAATGGTCAGTATGAACCAGTTGAAGTAGAAGATGTTATCAAGGCTTGGGGAGTTCTGTTTGACAATGTAGTTAAACTTGTTGAAACAGGTGGAGAAAATGGTAAATCTGTATTACTCGATAAGACAGGTAAACCTAGACAATTCTGGTTCAGACTTAATCGTTATTATAAGAACAAAGGTGATTGGGCTTTCTCCGGTCAAGGTTCAGAAGAAGGCGATTTGGTATTCCCAAATATTGTAGGTCAAGGAATCTTTGAAGAACAGTTCATGATTGATGCCAATCATTTCAAAGAACCAAGTCTTATGTTTGACATTACTAAAGAACGTATTGCTCCAATGGAAGGTGTACAATCTAAACAAAGAAAAGCTCCTAATCTTGGAACTGCTGCCGGTATTGGTGGTATTCCTATGGGTGCAGGAATTGTTAATCCGAGTATGCCTATGGGTGGTTTTGCAGGTGGTGTAGCAGGTGGATTTGTTTCTACTGAAAGTTCTGCTTTTGCTCCTGAAACAGAAGATAATGGTGGACTTCCATTCTAAGTAATCCAAATATATTTCGTTAATAATGTTATAAGCCTAGTGTAAAAGCTAGGCTTATTTTATCTAGTTATACTATGCGTAGAGGAATAAGACAAGACTTAACAAAAGAGTTTATATTATCTAAAGTTAGTCAAGAAATGATTATGGCTAAATATATGGGTATACCTATATCCGTAGTTAATAATTGTGTAGAAAATAATGAACTTATTTGCTCTCCTTTACGTGTTGATAATCATCCAACATTTGGTTTTGCTTTCAATAATAAACATAAGCTAAAAGCTCGTGATTTTAATGGTTCTTTCTTTGGTGATTGTTTCGACCTAGTAGCTTATGTACTAAGTTTTAAAACTGGTCGTCATATAAATGTTGCTAATAAGGCAGATTTCTATTATATATTAAAGCATATAGCTTATACTTTCCGTAAGATAATATATGATGGAGAAGTAGATGAAGAAAATGAAATCTTACTTAAACAAGTAATATCTAAAATCAAAGCTAGTAAACCAATTATTGAAATAGCTACTAGAACTTGGACTAATAACGATAAGAATATTTGGGGACAATGGGGAGTTAGTCTACATTGGCTTAATACTCATTTTGTCTATCCTGTTGACCAAATGTATATTAATAGGTATTGTCAACCTAGTCCTAAATATACATATAAGGAATCAGACCCTTGTTATGCTTATGTTACCGGACTTGATAGTAACGGTATTTATAATATCGAATGTTATTTTCCTCTTCGAGATAGAAGTAAGGGAGAAATCAAGTTTATAACTAATCATAATGGTCTTGTTGGAATACTTAATCTTGATAAGTCTAAATATGATATAATTATTATTACTAAATCATATAAGGACAATCTAGCATTAAGTTACTGGTTACATTCCTATCCTTTACGGGGGAATTTGTCAGAGTCTCAAATAGGAGTAATTAATGTTACTTCGGAGAGTTATGTTCTCAAAGATTACGAATATAACTGGCTTCAATCTAAGCTAAACGACAATGGAATACTTATTTCTTTTTTTGACAATGACCTGACAGGTGTACGTGGTGCTCGTAGGTTACGAAAAGAATATGGTATTATACCTATTGTTATTCCAAGAAGTTATGGTGCTAAAGATTTCTCGGAGTTAGTTAGTATATATTCAAGAGAAACTATTAATTCGTTTATAGAACAAACTGAATCATTATTTGAATATGAGTAGAGAAGAAGAATATGTGTCATTTCCAAAGGCACAAGAAGAACGTAGAGTAATTGATTTTAATTCATTTGCTCCATTAAAGAGAATAGCTATAAACAGTTTCGGTAATAGCGGAAATGTTTATAGCTATTATTTTATGTATCCTTTAACAGATGAAGAAGAGAAGTATCTTGATGATGTCAGACAACAAATGATTGATAATCCTAATACTTTAATTCGTATCTCTCTTTCTGACGGTACACCAATTGACTTTTCTAAGATAAAGATTTATGGTAACTTTGAGTTTGATAATCCTGAACACTTAGCTATCATTAAGAATTACTTAGATAAAGATATGTATAGTAGTCATAAGATTCCAAGAGAGTTTAATTATGAAACTAATACATCTGTATCTAAAGGAAACTTTATACAGTGGACTGAAAGTACTGATTATCTAAAGTGTTTCAAGTTCTATCATGCGAGAATAGGTAAACCTAAAAAGTATATAATTGTAAGACTTACAGCAAATGAAGTTAAACAACGTAAATCCGTTTAGTTATCAGTTAGATGCTTCTGATATAAGGATGATTCAACACAATCTTAAAGTTAATGGTACTTCCAATACTATTGCTAGTTATCTTCATGAATTAGATTTACCTAATTATCCTTATATTCAAACTATTCATTTTAGATATAGATGGATAATGGCAGCTCTTATATATATAGGTTACGATAAAGAATCTCTTGAAAAGATTCATGAATCTAATCTTAAATATGAAGAAGTTAATCCTCCTATTGTTTACGAAAAGAAAAGGGGAACTAATAAGACTAGTAAACGGATTACCAAACCTTCCCCCATAAAGGAGCGGAAATCTGTTACATCTTCCTCTCCTAATCCTAAAGTTAGGATTATTGTTATAGATACTAATAAGTCTATGATAATAGATAGAGAAATTGCTATTGGTCTTATGCGTGAACAACCTAATAAATATAAAATTGAAGAAGTATGAGTGAATCGAAAAGTATTATTCTTTATAAGCGTAATGCACAAGGTAAACCAATCTTTTGGTCAGCTGAAATACTAGGACACAAGATTATACTAAAGTATGGTATTGTTGGTAAAGAAGGAACTATATCTGAATATGTTCCACCTAGAGGTGTTGAGAAAGAATGGAAAACTATTGTTGCAGCTAAGCGTAGAGAAGGAGGTATGGAACTGTCTGAATTATATGATGCAGCTCCTCAAGAAATACCTAATATTGAGGCTTTGAAACATTATCTTGATATGTATCTTCCTAAATACAATACTAATAATGAAGGATTTGTTCTTCCTATGCTAGCTAAGATATATGAGTATAATAACGAACAAAACCTGTTAGCTCAAATTAAGATTAACGGTGTTCGTTGTAATATATCAGCTGTTATGCGTGGTGAAGGATTCTTTAAAACTAAAGGTCTTGTATTTCATAGTCGTAAAGGACTTGAATATAAATGTCCTGTATTGGAGAATGTATTGCTTGATGATGTTATTACAAACAAGTTATTCAATCGTATGTTAGAAGATAATTTAGTATTAGACGGAGAATTATATATTCCAGGTCTTGAACTAAATGATATTCTAAGTGCTGCCGAGAATCTTAAAAGTCCGTATAATCGTTTTCTTCAATTTTGGTGTTATGATTTAGCTATTGATGATATGATTCAAACTAGTCGTATATCATTATTGAAGACAGAGTTCGGTAAGTTTAAGATGCCTAGTTACGTTAATGCTAAAGCTATTCTTGATTATCACATGAATAATAAGAATCGTTTCGTTCTTATTCATACTTATGATAATGTAAATGGAGATGAAGATATTATTAAGTATCGAGATATCTTTGTTAAAGCTAAGTTCGAGGGAGCTATTCTCCGAAATCCTTATGCTACATATCAGTTTGGTAAACGTAATTCTACTATGTACAAAAGTAAACCAATATTAGACGGTAAGTTCAAAATTCTAGATATTATTCCTGAAGGAGCTAAACGACCTAACTTTAGTAAGTTTGTTCTTCGTAATGATATTAATGGTGAAACATTTGAATGTATGCCAGTTGGTGATGCTTCTACTCGTCAAAGTTATCTTATTAATAAAGACAAGTTTATTGGAAAGATAGCGTTTGCTGAATTTAGATGTAGGTCAGGTGTCAAGGAAGTCCCCTCACATGGAAATGTTATAAAAATACTTGATAATGAGCCTACAAGATTACCAAATAATAACGAAGAAGAAAGTTAATTATAATCAATCTTATATAGACTATAAGAAAAAGAAACTGATAATAAAAGATATACATTTGAATAACAAACTAAGGATGCTTATAATGTCTAAGTTTGACCCAATAGAAGGACAAGACGGTATGTATCTAGGTTTTGTTACAGATAATGTTCTAGGTCAATGCCGAAATGTATCTGTTTCTGATTATGGTTATTATTCTGTTTCTGCATCTGATATTATACAAGCTCTCGATGTTAAGTCAGATACTAATGTTAAGTTAGTAAAGGAAGAAGAGGATGATAACCTTGTAGTATATAAGTTGTTAAAGTAAGTCGTGGTTTGATTCTTGCCCTATCATTAGTCGAAAGATTAGTGGTAGGGCTTTTTGTTGTTCCCCTGTAAAGCTAAGTGTTACTACTATATATTCTGATTGTGAGATAAATCGTCAGCTTATACTCAAAGAGGACTGTCGGAACGTATAGGAAACAACATTCCTTTATGGGGGAAATCAACGAGAATAGCTGATATTTCGTCTCTGTGCGATTTACTATGCCAACCTTAACAACTATACTATTTTTGTCTTACGTTTAATGACAAGCCTTAGAATCGTTTTCTACGTATGCTGAAAAACAGTAAGATTTTCTTTGGTCTAATACTAGGATTGATTATATTTGTAAATGAAGTAATGGAGAAGAAGCAAATAAAAGCTAAATACATAGTTGTTAAACAACCTGACGATAATATTGCATATCGTAATGTTATCAAGTTCTTATATATCGTAATAACTCGTGAAGAACTATCTAAGAAAATCGACAATTATCTTAACGGTAAGATTGAAAGGACTGCTGGTGTTTATGCTCCTCTTGATTTGTTTAATCATATTATTAAGCATAGGAAAGTTTATTCCTACGAAGAAGCTAAACGTCGTGCACGTTATTTAAATAAAAAGTATGGAAGAAGTTAAAAACACAGTCAGATTCGTTACTATTCCTAATTTTCCTAATTATTGTATAGGAGAAGACGGAAGAGTTTGGTCTGATAATCGTAAACGTTATCTTAAATGGTATCGTGGAAAAGGTTGTGAAAGACCTCATGTCACATTGTTTCACAATGGTAATAGTGCTAAGCTATTTATAGCTACTCTCGTTGCTAAAGCATTTGTTACTAATCCTAAACCTAATGCATATAAATATGTTAGGTATAAAGACGGTAACAGTGCTAATAATCATTATACTAATATTGAATGGTGTAGAAATCAAACTGGAAGTAAGTATGGAAAATGAAATAAAAAGTGTTTTAGATATTATAGCCGAAATAAGTAAGAAAGATAAGAAGAAACAAGTATTCATTCTTACTAATCTTATTAATCAGTTAAAAAGTACTCGTATAGAGGCTAACAGCAATTACGAAGATTGTAAGCTTTCTTATACTCGTAGAACAGATAATTATATTGGTAACTTCAAGCTGATGCTATTTAAGAAACAATTAGATTGTCTGGATATGATTATTGAGAACTTAGATTCTTATCTTGACGAATTATTAAGTAAATAATATGGATAGAGCTAAAATCTTTCAAAGTGTCATTAAAGGAACTAATGTATTTACTCCTATTATTGATAGCTATCATACTGTTGGTAATCATATTATTGAACTTAGTTGTTCTGAAAAAGATAATCAACACGGGCTATATAATAGAGAAGTTAATAGTATTAGTTTTAAAGGTACGTATGGTGTGACTGTTATTACTAATAAAGGTAATGGGTGGGAACGCAGTATTAAGTTAGATAAACTATGTTATTCTCGTGAAGAAGCCATAGAATATATTAAATCATTAGGAGATAAAGAAGATGAAATTTGATAATCCTTATAGTATATTTCTTGATGATAGTCCTCTTGAATTAGTATTTCCTTCTAACAATAGTTACAAAGGAAGTTCTACTAAAGAAGGTTCTAATTCTAAAGCTATTGCTAAGAGACGTAAACGTAATAAGAATAAGAAAACTCATAGAAATGCAAAACGGTGAGATAATTCCTGCTCTTATTGCTAGAATAAGACAAAATAATACAGATAATGTAGTTATTCGTAATAAATTATATAATCTATTGAATGATGTTACCAATAAGTTCGATAATGTTATTAAAGCTACTCCTCATATCGTAGACTTCCAAAAGATGTCTAATGAAGAAGTACTTGAACATTATTATCTAAGTGTTGGTTCTGAAAGTCTTTGGGATTCTCGTAAGCTTATTATTAATGCTATAAATGAACAAAATAAGTTAATTAAAGAGGAATATGAGAACAGTAATAAAGGATAAAGAACTTGGTAATGTGGAGATAATTACTCAACAATATGAATTAGGTCTTTATGTAGCTATTTATAATAATAAAGAATTAGTAACTCAATTTGGTAGTAAGTTAAAAGAACGTACTTATCATATAAATATTAGAGTAAAAGCTATTAAAGAAGGCGATTCTATTATTGAAGGAAATGTTATTGATAATTACAAAGGTAACTATCCTATAAATATATTTGAAAATGAAAAACCTAAAGAAACTAGCAAAGAAGCTATTAAAGATAAAGGATAAAGAAGTTACTCGTTCATGTTCTAACTGTGAAAAGTACGGAAGCATGAGATGTCCTAATAGTTTCTATTGTTACAGTACTGAAAACAAACCGTTTTTTAAACCAAAACATAATGGGAAATAGTCTATTTAGTATTAAAGCAGAGTTGCAGGATATTATCTTGCAACTCGAAGAAGGTGAAGCAACAGAAGAAATTGTTGCTAAACTAGGTATTACAGAAGATAATCTTAAAGACAAGATTGGAGATTATCTTCAAGTAATTAAACGTTATCAGTGTGACGTTAAAGAATGTAGTGACGAAGTTGCTCGTGTTAACCAAATTAAGAAAACAAGAAATAATACTCTTGAACGTCTTAAAGATGCAGTTCTCGAAGCAGTTATAATGTTTGGTTCTACGGGCAAGTCCGGTAATAAAGTAATTGAAGGTAGTACTTATAAAGTCTATTCTCGTAATACTACTGTTACTAAGTTGGACGATGTTCGTATTGCTGATATTATCAGACATTTTATGGATATAGTTACTGAATATCTAGCAAGTACTGAAATTAAGGAAAGTCTTAGTATTGAGTATCTATCTCGTATTATCAGTGCTCACATGAAAGCTGAAAGTTCCCCCATAGAGAAGCAGGAATCTGAACAATCTTCATTCGTAGATGTTACTGTTGACGATGTGTTCTCTATTGATACTGAAATATCAATTCATATTCGTCTATCAGAACTTGCAAATGCTACTAATTTCAATCTTGCTCAATGGATTGGACAGAATCCTCATAAGGTAGAATTTAAATCTTCTACTAGTAAATCAGCTGTTGCAGCTAATTTAGATTTAAATGCTGACCTTACTATTGCTAAACAAGTATCTAATACATCATTAATAATTAAATAATATGTTTGAAGTAGAAGATTGGGTAGAAGAACTTATCGAGAGAATTATGAATACTTATGGTTGTAATCGTAAACAAGCCATTAATTCAATAAAAGAAAACCTTTATTAAAAAGTTAGATATGCAATTTAATTTTAGAGATTCAGATTATAGAATTAAGTACAAAGCTCGTGGAATTGCTTGGAGAGGAAAAATTGGAGTAGATGTTAGTGATTGTAAAACAACAGAAGAAGCTATTGTAAAAGCTAAACTTAATTATACAGTTGCTAAATGTCAATTGTCTGCAAAAATGCCGGCACATGATAATGGTGCTAGTCGTGACGGTTCTATTTTTCCTAATGTAGTTAACGGCTTTGAATTTGTTGATGTTCCTGGTGAGTTTGCAACTTATCGTACTGATACTAATATTCCTCTTGGGAAAGTAAAGTCTCGATACGAAGTAGTACAAAATCAAATGGCTTTTGGCTTCTTTGATGATGCTCTTGGTGGTAGGGTAAAACTTGACCGTGCAGGATATTTTGGTTATGGACAAAAGATATTTATGTCAGCAACATTTGATAAAGATATTAATATTGGTGGTAAAAATGATACTATCCAACATTATTTTGTCTTTACTAATAGTCATGACGGTGGAAGTGCTGTACAAATGATGATTACTCCTATAAGAGTTATTTGTATGAACGCACTTCATGCAGCTAGAATATCAGCTGAAAGTTATATATCTTTTAGACATAACAAAGGTGTTAATACTAAGATACTTACTGTTCCTGAAATACTTGGTCTTACCGAACGTAAGATAGAAGAGGAAGAAGATATGTATCGAGTATTATATAAAACTAAAGTATCAGACGAAGAAGTAAAAAAATATCTCTCTGCAACTTTCCTTACGGGGGAAGAATTCGAGAGAGTAGATGAATTATCTTTATATAACGGTTTGTTCCGTAGAGATAATTCTGCTTATGAAGCTGCCGGAATATCTATGCAAAAACTAAATACTCTCTGTGATTCTTTTGAATATTATCAGGAAGGTGTTGGTCAAAGACTAATAGCTGGTACAGCTTATGGTGCTTATAACGCTGTTACAGGTTATTTCTCTAACGTTAAAGAGTATAAGACAGAAGAACTTCGCTTGAAGAATACAGTATTTGAAGGCGACTACAATACTAGTCTTAAAGCTCTTAACTATGCTCTAGCTAATGTATGGGAATAAAAACTTTTATTGAAAAACTAATTGGGTTATTTACTGTTCCACGTTGTCCTAATTGTGGTGCTAGACTAGAAGAAGTTCCACGTGAAGAGGAAAGTGACCCGATTTCTTTTAAATGTATTAACTGTGGTAAAGAATGGAGTTAGAAACCGTATTAAAAACAATCTTATTAGATGTCCCTGTTATTGAATGTTTTATTCAGTTTGTAATAACTGCAATAGCACTAAAGATTACTAAGGAAAGACTAGATGATGAAGTAATAAGCACAGTTACTCTTAATTGTGCTTTATTCTTTATTCCAATATTAGGTCATGTTCTATTTGTAATATTTATAATCAGGTTTGTTCATTTATTAAAGTATCTATATGGAAAAGAAGAATAAAGTCAGAACTTGCGGTAACTGTGCTTATTTATCTAGTAGAAAGAAAATTACTTTATATAGAAATAAAGTATATGTTTGTGATAACGAAGAAATGTCATATATTAGTTATTACAAGCCTAGTACTCCAACTGATTGTCCTTATCATAAATTTAAAAACAATAATTATAATGAGTAAATTAAGTAAAGCAATAGCTAATGCTATTATTGAATTTAACAGTGGTTTATTAACTCAAGATGAACTCTTCGATAAACTAGAACGAGACATTGATAATGTCTCTGTTAAAGTATGGCGTGAAGATAAATCTGTTCCATTACCTACTTATGGTAAAGAAGGAGATGCTTGTTGTGATGTCTATGCTAAGAATATAGAGATTAAACAAGATGATAGAATAGTTGTTCATACAGGTCTTCATTTTGCTCTTCCTGATAATTACGAAATGGAACTTAGACCTCGCAGTAGTTTTACTAAAGGAAATCTTGTAATGCAAAATAGTCCGGGGACGCTCGATGAATTTTATAGAGGAGAATTACTATTTGTATTTAGAGGACTTTACGACCTTAAAGAACCTATTGTTCCAAAAGAAGGGGAACGTGTTGGTCAACTTCTTGTTCGTCGTCGTGAGAAGATTACTTGGGATGAAGTTGAAACTCTCGAAGAACTAGGAACTACTGAAAGAGGTGTAAAAGGATTTGGTAGTACTGGAAAATAAACTAATTATTAATTTTAAACAATAAACAATTAAATTATGAAAGCAATTGGAATTAAAATAGTCGAACTTCAACCAATGCGTGCTAGTATGGCGCTTCAAACTGGTTATAAAATTGGTAAGTCTCATCCTGATGATATGGGTTATGAAGTAACCTATCCTGACGGATATAAAAGTTGGTCACCAAAAGATGTAGCTGATGCTGCTTATTATCCTCTTTCAAAGAATAATGACGGTACTAAGATTCTAAAAGAAGATGTTGAGAACTTTATCACAAATGTAGATGTTACAACAATAGGAGAAAAGACTACTGTTGTTAATGCTCATACTCGTAGTGGTTTCAATATGGTTCATCATTCTTCTTGTGTTGACCCAAAGAATTATAGTGAGGAACTTGGCAAACAATATGCTATGGAAGAAGTTATTAATGACCTTTGGGCACATCTTGATTTTGTTCTTCAATGGGCTAAATACGGTATTAATGTTAAACCTAAAGAAAGTAAATATCCTCCTCATATTCAAAGAGTAATTACAGAATATGAAGAGCTTAACGATAAGATTGGTAAACTTAATAAATTTATTAATAGCAATCCTTTCTTTAAGAAACTTGATGCAGAAGAGAGAAATGATATGTCTTGTCAGCTTACGTCTATGAGAAACTATTCTGATATTCTTCTTTCTCGTCTTACAAGAGCTGGCGTTGATTTCAAATAACTTATTTAAGACTAAAAAGTATGCTTAAATTAAATAATGTATTATCCATAGAAACTTATGGAAATAATTCTAAAGTAGTAAATCCTAAAATACCATATAAGGTATATCAGTGTAATAGTCTAGCTCGTATGCAAGACAAGAACGGTGGTAATACTCTTCATGTTGTTCTTGAAGATATAACTCCAAGTGCTGACAATGATACTTTTAACCGAGAAAAAATTGTAGTTGAACTTAATCAGTTCGTGAATACTTGGAATCCTTATGTTGAACCTAAAGAAGTAAATGATGAAGTCGGAGAAGAAGTTCATGCGTAATCAAATTCGTAAAGCTATGCGATATGTGGCTAGTCTGCCAAAACTTAAAGCTCGTAATAGTATTTATCTGAAACTACAAGAAGTAGAGAAGAAATATAAGAACGAATAAGTAATAATCATTTTAGTTATACATTATTAAGAGTACTAGTAGAAATACTAGTACTCTTATTTTATAATACTATGACAAAAAGAATAAGCGTTAAAGTAAAAGCCTATCAATCTAATGGATTTAGTAGAGCTTGTAAGAACTGTATTTATAGACCTTGTACTCCAATGCAATTAAATCTATGTACTAAAGCCTATATAGAAGGTTATATGAAAGGTTACAAGAGAGCTAAAAAAGATATTAAAGAAAGAATAATATGACACTAGAAACTGTTGGAATAATTATAGGAGGATTAATATTTGCATCAATACCATTTGGAATGTTAATCTATTGTATTGTAAAAGAATTAGCTGAAAAGAAGTTATGGGGATATTTATTATTCATAGTAATAATGATAATATTGTTTTTAACGAAATCTTCCATAGAAACTTCATAATAGATTAGAACTATTGATAGTAGTAATACTGTTGATAGTTCTTTTTTTTTATGTTGTACTTGGATAAAATCAACGTATTAATGATAGTTGTGTTGCTGAACTTGCCTACGCTCGCAAAGCTCGCTAAATCCCCCATAAAGGAGTGGAATTACTGGTAAACCAACTCCTTTATGGGGGAAAAAAGCGAGCCGATAGGCGAGCGAGATATAGTAAAGCTAAGTTAATTAAAAATTTAATAGTATATTTGCATATCTAAATGATAAATCTATATTATATAAGAAGTCTTTATCTTATTATAGTGTTAATTTTATGTTAATTCATTGATTATCAATTAGTTAGATGATTCAAATTATACGCAAAACTGTATAAAATAGTAGTGAAATTGCTTGGTTTTATACGCAAAACTGTATAAATTTGGCGATATTAACAATTAATTAACACATATATATGGAGACCAATAGTAATGCTGATAGTAGTCTTATTAAACCTACTATATTTCCTTTCAATATTAATCCAAAAGATTATAGTAATAATGCTTTTGATGAACTACAACAGATAGCTAATAAGTATGGAGTAGATATTGTTCTAATTAAAGACGAAAAGGTAAGATATACTGGTAGCTTTATGCAATTATACTTTGATGGGATGTCTAATCTAAGATATTTAAAAACTCATGGTTTATCTATGTTGAACTATATTTATAGAAATATTAAGTTCGATTCTAATTGGATAGTATTAAATCAGACTAAAATTTCAAGAGAACTATCTGTTAGTCAACCTAGAATAAATGACGGCATTCAACAACTTATAAATGCTAATTTTATTGCTAAAGCTGTTAATGATAAAAATAATATTTATATTATTAATCATAATATGATGTTTATGGGAGATAGAAATAGATTCATATCTGAATATATCAAACTATATTCTAATAGATAGCTAAAAATTACAAACTTTTTTAAGTATATAAATTAGCCCGAATTACTCTCACGAGCAGTTCGGGCTTTCCTATGAGTTGTAATATTAAGTAGTTAGTTATTCTTCATCTTCATCAGTAATCATATTAGCAACAACTTGACCTAAACCACTAAACGGACTACTACGTACTTTATAGTAACTATTATTAGCACCAAGTCTTTCATGTTTTATAATTTGATTAACTAATGGTACTTGTTTAAAGAAATTTACTACAAGTTTATTTTCACCTGAATAGCTTCCTGAATTATAATATAAATCATCAGGATTACCAGTAATAATATAGCTACAAAGTGCTCCTAATAATCTAAGATTATCTTGCGCAATACTTAATGCAGCAACAGGTTGACTATATAGTTTCTTACCTTCATTAACTATTCCCCACGGAGTATATTGAATAGTTTCAGACATTAGACGGTCAGCACTATATAGGATATAGTCAGCTACTTGTGTAGAATCATCATCGTCATCTAGCATTAATTTTCCTACTACAAATAGTGCTACTGCCTTAGTAATAGCTATCCATTCACCTAAGCATCTACGAATATTGGCTTTATCATATTCAGGAAGAATGTTATAATAAGTAGTAAGATTAGCTACAAAATCTGCATAACCTTTAGCAATTCCTTGAAGAGTACGAACAGCTTGAAGTTCGTTACTATCATTAAGTTCGTAGTATTTCTTAAATGGCATTGCTATAAACTCACCTAAACTAACATAAGTTCCTTTATTAATAGACTCTCTAGTTTCGTTATATATACCGTCAAAGTGACCTAAACGATAACCAAAACGTTTTTGGAATCCAGGAACCAAGTGTTTATGGAACTGCATTAGTAAAGCTCCCCACCAAGATTGTTGTAATTGATTAGCACCAATCTTATCATAGATACCATGTATTTGATGATTAACTGATATAACCTTATTACGGAAAGCTGCAATATCATCATTAGTAAGACCACTGTCAGGTTTAAGAGTAGCAACACCGTTCTTCAAGATAAGACTTTCTCTAAAAGAAGGGTGATTCTCAAACTTAGTTCTTTCTTCTTTAGTATCTTCTTTATAGGTAGCTTTAAACTCTTCTCTTATCTCTTTAGGAACAGAGCGTAAGAAGTCAGTTATTATATCAGCTTTAAACTTAACATAACGTTCTTTCTCAATATATGATTCAAGCACTTTATCTCTGAATGTTTCATATTTAGTAACTAATTCAGGATTATTCTTACGAAGAACTTTAAGCAATGCTTCTTCTCTAAGTCCCATAGCAAACTGTTCAAATGACATTACTTTATTCTTACCATTAACAGCAACAACTCTATGAGAATGAAGCATAGCTAACAATGTAGCGTTCTGCATATAATGTTCACCTGCGGTTTGTTGGATAAACAACAGATTTTCTAATTTACCCATAGGATTGTTACCTTTACCATAACGTTCTGTTACCATATCAGATTCAATAACATTGAATAATCTAATAATAGCATTAGTTTCGTTATTAGTAGTTTCATTATAAGCATCAGCTAAATAACTACCTACATTCTGTATCCATTCGTTCTCACCTTTACGGAAGTCTTTGTATTTAAAGAATTGTCCGGCAGCCATTTCCATTTGTATTTGTGTCTTACCATATAATACGTTGGCAATACCACCAGTAACGTTTAACATCATAAACTTACTAGATACCATATTACGCATAACACGAGATACTTTAGAACGAGTACCTTCATCCATTTCAAATTCATTAAATACTAACTTACGAACTTGATTCTCAAAGTGTTTAACTATATTAGAATCATCGCTCTTAGTTGTACGTATTTCTTGTTTACCAGTAATTCTACTAAGTAATCTATTATCCATAAGTTTATCATTAGGATTTCTCTTAATAATATCCATATTACGTAATTGATTACTAGTAATCTTAGCTAATCTAGCTATATCATTACGAGTATTAAAGTTATACATGCTATCAATAAATGAATTAAGTCTTTCAAGAACATTAGGATTATTACGCTCTGCATTTTCCTGCGCCCTTTGCTTACGTAATTCATTATTCTTAGTTTGTGTTTCACGAACATAAGCTAGATATTCATCAATAGTTTCACCTTCTTGTTTCTCACGAATAGGAAGAAGTTTAATCTCTGATAAACTATGTAACATAGGAGCATTACTAAATCTCTTATATAGATTAAGCTCTATATCAGATTTATTAGGAGTATCATACCAACCATGACTGCGTTTAAAGTCTTGCCAATAATCAGTAAAACCTTGATGAGGTTGTTCAATAGCTTGATTAGGTAAATAACCACGATTAATATAAGCACGACTACGTTTATCTTTAACAAGACTATTAAGTAGATTATCTACTTCATTGTATAGTTGTTGTTGATAGTTATTCATTCCATAATATTTATCATTGCGATATTTATTAGTAGAAGGTTGTAACTTAACTTCATCATAGTTAGGATTCTTGTACTTGTCTTTAACTTTAGTTTCTAACCATTTATATTTAGGACTATATTCCATATTATTAGCTTCGTCCTTAACTATCATTTGTCTCCAAATAGCTAATGGTTCGTATTCTTTAGTAATAGGATTAAGCACATGATTCTCGTTATACCATTTATCAAATACTACTTTACCCATTTTGTTCATAGCCACATACATAGCTTCGTAGTATACAGTATTGATATAGCTTATATGCTCATCTAACCATTTTTGAGCTTGTTCTTCATTTGGCTTAACTCTACCAACAGCTGCTGCAAACATTTGCTCTTGATGTTTCTTTAAGTTAGCTATTTGCACTTCTGTAAACTTGGTGCCGTCAATAACACCTGTTTCATCATACTTACCGTATGCCATAGTACGAACAAAACTATCGAAAGGATTGCCAGCACGAGTATCCATATAAGCCTTCTTTAACTCATCTAAGAACTCACCTTTTAACTTATAGTCAGTATTAGCTTTAAGCCATTCAGCTGATTCTCGATAAGTTTCAGATGTTTCAGGGTATTGAAGTCCTTCAATAGCTTGTTTATAACGAATAGTAAAAGCATCCTTAGGTCTGTTCTCTTTATACTTATTATTAAGTTGACGACGAGACAATAGATAATTATTAACTGCATTAGCTTCATAATAATTCTCTTTATAATTACCGTCAACATCAATAACAGCACGCATTTCAGTAAGTTCACTTTGAATCTCGTTAAGACGTCTTTCATTTTGAACAGTAAGAGTACTATAATCATTGTCAATCATTGTACTTAATATATCTCCTTCTTCATGCAATAGCTTCATTAACTTAACATAAGTTTCAGGGTATTTATTAAGTAACTGGTTTGTATTGTAGTACTCTTGATACATCTCTTTAACGTATTCACGTTCTACATTATCTATTAAGAACTTCTCTAACTCATCTTTAGCTTTCTTATATATTAAACCGTCTCGACCATTCGGGTCTTCGATTTGTGCCAGCTTTACAGCCTCTTTTAGTGACCTTAATTTTTCAGTGAACGTTTCATTATACGGCAGCAAAAGATTGCCATTTTCGTCCAAAATATCGTTCAGAGACACATCTATACCGTTGTTTTTTGCGTCCTCAATGATAGCTGATATTGCCGAAGTAAACGCTATCTTTTTGTCTCTAGCTTCTATTTCACTAGCTCTTAACTGATTCATCATTTGTTTAAGAACTATTTGAACTATTGGTATATGTGTTTCTTGACTATCAGCCAACCAAAACTGGAAGAAGTTTTCATCTTCAAATGCTTCTGTAATACTAAGCATATTAGATTGTACACGAGGGTCACTAGAAAGACTAGTAATGTAACTATCGAAGTACATCTTAGTACTACGTTTAACTACATTATCTAAGTCTTTGATACGTTTGAACTTATCCTTAATCTGTTTGAGCATATCATTAGTTCTACGTAAACCTTCGATTTCTTCTTCTGTCTCACTTACAGTATAAGCTTCATCAATATTATAAGGTTGAATAGCTTCAATAATAGAATAGTCTTCTACAAATCTATTAATATCATCTAGGAACATTTCATAACGAGTACGTAATGTTTCGTCCTCTAACATACGGTCGAATAACTTCTTATTAGTTATACTCCATTTCTCTTGAACTATCTTGTTACCATTTTCATCTAACTTATAAGTTCCGTCAGGATTAGTAACATAAGTAGTAAAGAAGTTATGTATATCAAATAAGAAATCATCAATACGTCTATTAGTATAACCATTGATAATTCTCAACGCTTGTTCACGTAAGTTATCATTTAACTTAGTAGCTGTATTAGAACGTAAATCAATAGCTGTAAATGAACGGAAAGCATCGTTTAATGCAGCTTCTTCTACATTAGCATTACTACGTTCAACACTTTCAATAACACGAGATATATAATCATTTATCTCTTTATCATTATCTATCAATGCAGATTCAAGTATATCTTCATTAATAAAGTTATCTTCTGTCTGAACACGAATAATGTTATTATTAGCAAACTTATCTAATCTAGCGTTTTCTTTAACTACTTGAGTAATGGCATTACGTCTAGGGAATTGTAATTGACTAACACTATTAATAGTTACTTTCTTACTATACATATAGTCAGGAGTAAGACTAACAGATTTAGTAGTTACACGACCTAAGTTAGTAACAATATAAACATTACCTTCCTTTTCGTATCTAAAATATCCACCAGCTCTAAAACCTGTATTATCTACAACAGTTTGTAAAACAGGAACAAAACCAATACCATTAACATTAACATCTTCAATAGTTTGATTAATGCTAGCTTTAAGTTGAGCATAATAAGGAGATTCAGAATTATCTGACTTCTTTTTTCTAAGTTGAACTTCATTAGCATCTAACTTAGTCATAGCTGCTTGTAATCTCTTAGCTGCAATATCTGCATTATTACGTTCATTAATAATCCTACGAATATTATTATAGTTCATATTAGGAGCAGCAACAACATAATCATGAACACCAGCAGCATCAAGAGATTCAATAGTTTCTAATAGAATATTGTTATCAGTAATAGCCACAATGTACTTACGAGAAGTATCAATTTGCTGCTCCTTTATGGGGGAAGTCAAGACAATACTATTAGGAAATACTTCTTCGATTAATGTATCAGCTCCTCTTTCAAATACAGTAGGAAGAACCATAAACTTACGAGTATCAGAAGTAATACCAATATTTACAGAACTAATAAATGCAGGGTCATACTGATTAATAGAAACATCTTCTAATATATCTAATGGAAGAAACATTCTATTATTATCAGGATTAACGCTTACTTCTCCAATTTCATTCTGTTCTAATGGATTAGTAGGTAACATATAAACAGTATCATTATAATATACTAGTTTATATAATCGTAGAGTTTTGTTATTATCATTAGTCTTAGCATAATGACGATACCTACGGTTATTCTCACTACCAGTAATCATTCCACGTTCTTGTGCTTCCTTAAAGCTAAGTTTTCCAACACCTAATCTATTAAATGTTATCTTATTAGATTCTTTATATTTCTTATTCTCAAATACTAATATATCAGGATTATTAGGATTAGTTCTAAAGAATAAGTCACGTAACTTCTCAATAGTAGCTGCATCATTGCTAGCTCTTTCATAAGTTCCTATCTCACTACCATATTGAATCATGCTATTAATAGCCCTATCTGAATCGTTAATAATATTAGTAGCTGAAGAAACTCCATTATCAGAATCAATACCAGTATCTTGTCCATATAATAATTCAACAGGAATAATTTTACTAACTGTACCACCTTTAAACTTATAACCTTCTACTACCATAGAATATCTTATCAAATCCATAGTAGCAAGTTTAATAAACGGATTATTGTTATGCCAAGCATTACGGAACATTTGATATTGAGATTCAGTAGATATAGTACTATCAACAATAGTTATTCTATCATAACTATTACGACGACCTTTATACTCAACATTTAGGTTCTTAAATAGATTATTATCAGAAGTATATCTTTGAATTAATGCTACTTTATTAGCAGGAGATAATTTCATAAATGCTTCTACGTTCTTTTCAGACATATCAGACATATCGAAGCTACCTACTATATCAGTATATCCATATAATCTAGCACGAGTATCTTGTTGGCTACTAATAAGATTTATATTATAGCTAGGTATAAACTCATTATCACTTCTAGTTATAAATCTATTAGTATTAACAAAGTTAGACTGTGCTTGGCTCATGTTAATAATAAAGCTCTCTAACTGCTGAATAGTTTGAAGATTACGAATACCAAACTTACTTACTAATTCACGGAACTGCGGTGTTTGAGTTTTGAATATCTCACTATCACGAATAATCTTTTCAGTAGCTATACAACTATACTTTAGCTGATAATATAAAGAAGGATATGCAGATTCTAATTCATCCTGATTAATATCATTAATAGTATTGAAATTAGTCTTAGGATAAATAGCATCTATTAGATACTTGTTACCTTCTTCTGTAACTGCTTTAAGAACAGGTTGACCTTTTTTTATACGACCAACATTATTCTCCTTAATATCATTAATACGATTAATAACATTATCTATTTCATTAGCAGATTTACCAGCACCAAACTTATCACTAGTGATAACCATCATATTAGAATTGATTTGGTCGCCTATCTCTTTGAAATATTCAAATGCTCTTAACGCTTTAATTTGATATATAAGATTATCAGTATTATTATAACTAGTACTTTCTACATCATCTTTAAGATGTTCTCTTAATTCAGTTACTTTTATTCCTTCTTCAAGAAGCTCATCTTCATTAATCTCTATTCCTCTGCTCTCAAGCATTTTCTTAACATCTTTAAGACGAGTCTTTTTAGTAATGCTATTAGCAGGAATACCAACAGCTTTAGCTAATCGTACATACATATCTCGTCTTAATCCAATAAGAGGATTAAATCCAGTTTCTCCGAATACATTATCATTAGCATTTTGTCTAGCAATAAGTTCAGTTATTACTGGCTGATTAATAAATAGAATAGATGTTTCATAATTAGCGCCACAATCTACGATAGACTTATATACATCAAAAGTATACAAGTCTACATTAGGAACACCACCTTCTTTTACACCGTCAAGAATAAGAGCAGTAGTTTCAGAAGAATAAGGAGTAATCAAACGATTATCTATATTAAGATTATCATAACTCCAACCTAATTGATTATGGTCTACTGTTACTTCTTTACCTTTTCTAGTTACATCTCTAAAACGTTTTCTTAGTTTACTTTGTGCGTCTTTTGCTTCTTTCTCTGTGCTATATGTATAAGTAAACCTAAAACCACCGTGTGCACCGTCAACAATAGTTTTAGCTTTGTTACTAATAGAGGCGAAGTTGTCACGATTAACAGAAATAGCTTTAAGACGCGCACCGGACATATTAGCATCACGATACCAATTTTGAGCAATTACTGAATTAATATTACGATAAGTCTCTGATAAACCTTCAAAGATATTAGCTTTTGCAGCTTTAATATCTTCAAAGTTACTAGAAGATAAGTTTTCACCAATAGATACTGGTAGATTCATTATCTTAATAAATGTATCTACTATCTTATTGTTACGAGCATCACGAGTATTCTGTTGAGCTACTGTTAGTTTACTAAATTCTTCTTTAGAATAAAGTCCGCCTTGTTCAGCATATTTAGTAATAGCTGATTCATAGGCTTCTGCATAACTAAGTCCTTCTTGACTTAAATCTATTGCAATATCTCTAGCATCTTGAATATTCTCTCTGCTTAGATTATTAAATAGATAATTATTATATCTTCTATTTACTGCTGCATCATCTTCTCCTTCTATATATTCAACTTTCTGTGGTTTACCATTCTTATCGAATGTAGCAGTATGATAAATACCATAAATACTATCAATATCAAAGTCAGCACCAGTCTGTAATACCCATTCATCAGGAACAACAATAGTAGAACCTTGAGATTCATCTAATAAACCTACAACTTTCATTACTGCTACTGATTGTTTGCCTTCTGTTGGAATACGATAACCAATCATAGTATCGAGTCCAGCAGATTGTAAATCTTCAAGAGTAACTTCTTTAATTAGATTACCTTCTGCATCATAAGTATTATAAGCCTTTACCATCCATTTAGGTAACAGTATCTCTACTATCTGACTACCGTCTTTATGATACGTTAGTTTACGACCAAGAGAATAACCGTGTTTCTCTTCTACTTTAGATTGCATCAAATCTCTTAAATCACTACGACCTGATAGTTCGGTCATACCAATATCTGAAACTTGACTAGCATGAAATCCTGGAAGTACTTGTCGAGTAACACGATTAGTAAATATACTATTTACAATATTTTCTATCTTGCTACGAACTAGATTAGTCCAAGCAGGCATATAAGGCAATCCAGTTTCAGGATTTATTTCAGCATACTTACGATAATTACTGTCTAATCCTCTACGAGTTAACTCATCCTTAATAAGAGATATAAACTGATTATTATCTATCTTAGCTTGATTACCTTCATATACTACATTACCTTTAGCATCAATCTCTACACCAATACGAGAAGCAGCATCTTTAAAACTATCTTGAATATTAGCAGTAAAGTTATCAAAGAAATCTTTAATAAGAGATTGACCTTCAGGAGTATTACCAATATTATCTATTAGCTTTTTAACAATCTGTAACCCTGCCTTATTCTCACCATCCATGTGTTGAGGAATATCTTGCTGGGTATAAAGATTAGAATACCAACCAGTTTTATACTTAGTTTGAATATCCAAGTTAAACTGTTTCAACTTTTCTTTAGAGGGGAATTTCCCATGAGAATCCCAAAACTCTAATACTCTATTAGTAGTAGCTTTTTCAGTAGTAGTAAAGTTAACCTGACCAATATTATTATCAGTCATATATTTAGCCAAAGCACCAAGTTCACTATTACCTAAGAACCTAGGTATAAGTACGAACTCTGCATTTTTAATCTGAATAGGATTAGCTAACTTAGCATCATTATCTATTTCTAAGTCATAATAGAAGTTCTTTTGAACTTGTATCTTCTTAGATAATTCTCCTAACTTAACATTGTCAATAGGCTTAGTTTCGTCATAAAGAGCTTCGATTAAATCTTTATAACTATCATACTCTCCACGTAGATACATTCTACGAACAAATTCATCAAGAGTAATAAACGATTGAGCATCTGTTACTTCTGACTTATCTTTAGAGAACTGTTTAAGTATAAAAGCTCTAGTCTCTTTAGATACATTAGCTATATCTAATTGCTTCTTTAAATCATCGAGAACTTTACCGCTACTTTGAACATCTTCAAGAGTAATATATTTGAAACTACTATCTATACTAATAGTCTTATTAGGAGCTACTGTTATATCTCCCAAATGTTTCTGTACATTATACAAATCATATCCTGCATAAGCTAATCCTCCGGCTTGATATTCTTTGTTACGTTTAATAGTATCACGAGAATCTTTATAATATGCTTCATCTCCGAAGAACATATCATTTAGATTATTATATTGAATCTCATAGTTAAGAACCATTTCAGCAATGAAGGAATTAAATGATTCTTGACTAGCATTCTTATACTTATCTACAAACTCTTTATCAGAACTATATTTAGCAATAGCTTCTTGTATTCTATAATTAATATAGTTATCTATATAATTATATACAGAATTACGAAGTCCACCAGTAAGTCTAATATTATACTCTCCATTCTCATCTTGTATTAGCGATATTTCACTATTCTTTCCCCCGTAAAGGAATGAGAATACATTGCCTTCCTCGAACAGCCAATTCATATCTACTCTTTTGGCTGTCTCACTATTATATCTACTAAGATTCTTAACTTTATCAATAAGTAAACTTCTAAACTTAAATACATTACCAGTAGGATTGCCATTGCTATCAAGAATACTTTTACGATAATGATAATTAAGTCTAGCTTCTGATTTACGTAAATCTTTAAACTCTTCTTTTATCTTAGGTTTACCGTTCTCATCAGATACGATAGTTACTACTCCATTCTCAACAGTTGTCTCAAATAAGAAGTTAATAGCTTGCGCCATTTCTGCTAGTTCTTTAGCATAGATGTTAGCATAAGCTACATAAATAGGATGTCCTCTATAAATATCACCATTAGTATTAAATAGTCCAGTATAATCTAGTTTATAACTATTAAATACGAAAGTCTTTGGAGCATCAGAAGGTGTTTGGGTAAAGAACTTAGATTTCTTAACTCCTTTAGCCATCTCATAGTTGTCTCCATTGTTAGCGTATTCGTTTAGAGTAATAATATCCCATTCAAGAGCATTAATATCTTTATAAGATTTAGCCTTTCCTGTAACTTCATTACTAACACCATTATACAATTGTGCACCAAATTCACGATAATATTCAGTAAGTTCGTAACCAGTATCAGTAAGACGAAGTAGACCGGGAATTACTTTACCATTAGATAAAGTCTTTTCAATAAGTATATTACTATATTGATATTGAGGAATATTAGTAAACTTAATTAGATAATCACGAAGTTCAGCATTAGCAGTCGGATTATCATTATAACGATTATCGTTAATTCTTTCAAAGAACTTACTAATATAATTATTCTTTAGAATATCACTAACTAGATTATTCTCTGCATTAATACTATTAAATTCAGAATCTACTATTTGATAGTCTTTAAATTTATCAGATATACGATTAGCTATATTATTAGCATAACCGCCTTTATATTGTAGTTGAGACTTATCAAACGGAACTACTGTATATTCTTCATCATTCTTAGCTTTGCTATATTCACCTGCATAATATATACGTTGTGCTTCATTATCTATCTTTAATATATTAGATGCATTAGCTACAACTTTATTAAATTCTAGCAAATCGTTGATAAGACTAGTGATATTAGAAAGTTGACTATCACCGAAGCTACGAATGTAGTTAACAACACCCTGCCTATTGATGCCGAAGTTATATTTATTAAAGATTGCCGCAAGTTCTTCCGAGATTTCTTGTATTTCATTTGTATTTGAATTGTTTAATGTGGATAATCTATTTTTAAGTTCTTCTAATACTGCAACATCTCCATTCATAATAGAAGGATTATGAACAAGAGAATCAAAACTATTAAGTATCTTATTTTGCAGATTAAGTTTAGGGAAAGTATTACGATTCTTAGTCACTACATTAGAACCGTCTGCACTTTGAATTACTTCATTACGTTCCCAAATAGATTGTTTTAGTTGAGTAAATATCTTATTTCTTATCTGAACATTAGCTTCATCTTCTAATAGACGAGCGGCATATTCTAAATGAGATACTTCTTTAAATCTTTCAGCAATAGTATGGAAACTCTCTACCATAGCTTCAACGCTAGAGAAGTTGCCATAGTTATTCAATGCTTTAAAAGAACTAGAGAACCCAGCACTTTCAGCTATACCTGAATAAGTATCGCTAGCTGTATCAGGTTTTTCATTAATAAAAGAATTACTATTAGTTTTAGGTAAACGAGCAAACCATTCTTTCACTTCTTTACTAACATTCTTATCAATATCTTTACGTTGGTCGGCTAGTTCAGACCAATCAGCACGTAGAGAAGCAATAGTTTCAGGGTCTTCTTGACGACTATCTTGTTCACTTCCTTCTTTAGCATCGTCATTAGTTTCATAATCCTCGTTAGTATCTATACCAAACTCTTTGCTAAGACTAATAACTTCGGGTGAATTAATAACAATATCAAATAACTCATTACGGTTATAATTACCACCATCGTAAAGATTACGAATAATAGTACCGATATAAGTTTTTTGTTCTTGCGTAAGTTTCTTATCATTCTCTTTAAGATGTCGATTAAGATAAGTAATCATAGTTAACTTTACAGCAGCTTGAGGACTTAACTCATTACCAGCTTTATCCTTTAGGACTTCTTTCTCACCTTTACGCTTTCTATTAGCAAGAGCTTTACGAATACTTCCTTGACTCTTTAGATAAATAGTACTAAGGATATTAATAGCATGGTCTTCCTTTGCTATATCATTACCAAATACACCAGTTCGTGAAGTACGAACGTTCTGAACATAATCTTGAGTATTAATTGTTTCTCTGTTATTATATGCTATAATAGCATTAACAGTGTTTGCATCAATACTCTCTTCATTGAAATCTCTACCAGTCTTTTCTTGATACCATTCACGAAAACTAGTATCTTCGATAGTAGCAAGATATTCGGTAGACTTTCTAACATCATTATTAGTAAGCTCTAATAGCTTATCTAATTTAGGATTACTAGGAGTACAACTCATATACTTTATATTATTAATTAAGTAATTACTAACAGTATCAAAGATAGTATTATTATCAACACTATCAAATATATTTATCAAATAGTCTGAAACCACACGTTCCGAAGGCTACCGAACGCCCGTAGACCGCAAAATTCTGCCGAAATTCGCATTTTATATAGCGTCTCGATAGTAAGATAGGGAAAACAGAAAAGTCCCGTAGGCGGCTTTAGAATGGCTCATTCTTAGGCTTTCTACGGGACTTTCGTCTCTAGGCTTATCTTAGTTAACTACATACGAAACTAAGCTCACCAGTGTCAAACAAATGGCTCACAATAGCCTTTTGACGACTACTTAAACCTTCCACTAAGCTATCGAAGTTATCGACTTGTCGATAGTTATCACTTATAGCACTATCTAAATCTAGGTCTATATCAGGAATATCAAAAACATCATCAGTAGGAACGCCTGTATCTTCTTCTGCCCTGTCGAATACATCATCGTGAACAGTACTTGTAGTACTAGCTGTATCAGATGTTTCTAGTCCAATAATAGATAAACGATTACGAACTTCACCAAGTAATGTATTATCTATATTACCAACTTTACCTATAATCTCTACTAAAGCATCAACAATCTTAGTAAATAGATTATTAGATTCAGTTTTAGTATTAGAATCATATTTAATCCTAGCAAGTAATCTAGCAAATGTACGATTAGTAATAGCTTCAACTACAAATTCCTCAATAGCTACACTTCTAGGTTTATCACTATTTAAGAATCTTCCGTATTCTTCTACTAAAGCAGAATCCTGATTAATAAAACTACTAAACTTATCATATAGGTCACCAAATGATTGCTCTATATTAGCACGTTCATCATTAAGTAGATAATGAACACCTTCATGTATAAGAGTAAGTACTCTACGTTCAGGTTCAAGAGTATCGAATCTATTAGTAAGAGTAATAGTATTACCACCGGCAACTATTCCTGCAAATCTACCTTTTTCACCTACTATTTCAATATCAGGATTAAGAGCAATGCCAGCAGATTCTAATGCCGAAATAACAGATAATAGATTAGGATTAGTAGTATTAGCTTGTGCAACTTCCATAAGAGTACCTACTTGAGGAGTGCTATCTTGACTAGCAAGTGGGTCAGGCGTAGCAACAGGAGATACAATTTGTTGCTCCTTTACGGGGGAAATAGCGGCGTTAGCCGCGTTAGTACGACCAGCACTACGACTAGGATTCATAAGAGTAATATTACGATTATATACATCTCCTATATAATTAAAGTTACTAATGATATTACCTTTACTATCAGTAACATTACCTAAATCGGTAACTAGTACTCCGTCCTTAGCTACGAACTCTTCATAACTACTATAACCTGTATCCATCCATTCATCTTGAAGTATATTAGGTATCTTAGCTTGTAGTTTACCGTCTACCATTCTAAATAAATTAGATTCACCACGAATAGCTGAATTAATAACATTACGAGTAAGTGTAGCATATACTCCTTCCATCATAGTACTAAAGTTACCATGATTATTAGTAGGAACAAAACCATTAGGCATACGAGCCATAAGTCTTCTAGGTTTAGTTTCACCCGGTATAGCAAATGCTACATTTCTATCAGCAACATTAAAGTAAATAGTAGCTCCAATCTTATTAAGAGGACGAAATGCACGACCTACAACTTCATAACCATAAAGAGCTTTTTGCTTACCTACATATTTAGATATTTCATCTAATAGTTGTTGATGTAAATCAGTATTTCCTTGTAGAGTAGCATCTACTAATGAATGGAATAATTTATCTAATCCTTCGTTAAACCTTTTAGTATATTCAGTAGCTTCTGTTTCACTATTACTCATAGTATTCTCACGACTAGTAACAGCGATAAGTCTACCTTCTGAATCTTTAATAGTCATACCAACCACACCTCTAGGAATACGACTAGCGGCAATAATACTATTAGATTTAATATCAGCAACTCCTCCGTCAACTCCTACTACTAGACGATAACCGTCAGTAGCTTCACTAGTAGCTACATCTCCAAACTTACGATATATAGGATTACCTTGTTTATCTCTAGCATAAATAACACTACCTGAACTTGTACGACCAACAACTAGACGTTTCTTCTTAGACTTAGTATTACTAATAGAGGACTTTAAGTTATTAATGTCAGTATAAGACTTCTTGAGTTTATTCATCCAATTAGTCAACGATTCATTAACAATGGTACTAAAGTTAGACTGATTAACATTAAGAGCGTTATTAAAGAATATGATATTATTAAGATGTTTAATCCTATCTAATAGATTAGTTTGAGTATCACCGAATAAACTAGTTAAATTCTGCCAGTGACCATTCTCTTGTAGAGCATTAAGCTGATGTCCGAATGTTCCTTCAACTTCAGGATTATTACGAACACGATACAAACGACGTATATTATTAAGCAGTTGTACAAATTCTTTAGCACTAGGTTCTTCACTAGCAATAATAGATTGAAGTTGAGTTATGAAATCTATACTATCGTTTCTAACAGTATATCTCCAACCTTGATTCATAACTTCTACATTACCGTTATTATAACCAATCTTAGGAAACTCACCTATTTTAATTCCACGAGACTTAACAATAAGATTACCGTTTTCATCTAGTTCTACATTTACTGTATCATTAGTCTTCAACTGACCGATACGAGAGTAAACCTTACTATCATTTAAATTAACTAAATTAAAGAAGTAACCATTATCTTTAGTATTCTGTTTATTCTCTGCAACAGCTTTATCTAAAGTCTTACTTGCTTCTTGTATAATATCAGAAGGAGTTTTAATCTCTTCATCAACATTAACTATCTTACCATCTACTATTTGACGATTAGCTAGAATCTTAATATCATTATACAAACTAACAGCTCTAGGATTTAACTGTTGTAGATAAACCATCATATCATTAAGACTAGTAAATGTCTTACCTTCTATCTGATTACCTTGTATTTGATTATATAAATCTATAATTAAATTTATCTCTTCTATACGTTGGCGTTGACCTTCTAAGTCATTATCAGATATAGATGATTCAAGAACGTTAGTATCAGCAGGAGCAGATTCATCAGATTTACTAGTATCTACGTAAGTAACATCTCCGATAGCAATAGCGGCATTTAGTTCATCGATAGTAACATCAGCAATAATATTACCTTTAGCATCCATTCCATCAATACTAACATTGCCAAATTTACTAACACGTACGTCTATTGCACTTACTTTAACTGGTTTTCTACTAACATCTCCTAAACTAGCAAAAGGCTTTACTATTGTAAATTCTAAGTTATTAATATTAGCTTTATTTATAACACCTGAACTAGCTTTAGATACTACTTTATCTAATGTCTCTTTTAACTTCTTCTCTTTAGCAGTCTTTGGTTTAGGTTTTGGAATAGGCTTAACCTCTGGTTCTTCTTGCCTCGTCGCTTCGCTCCTCGCTTCCCCCATAGAGGAGTCTTGTTGCTGATTATTCCCATTCTGTTGCTGTGTCTGACTTTGTGCAGCAAGACTATTTCTTCTTTTAGTAATAGCTTCTCTTAAAGATGCTATATCTTTCTTACCATTCTCTGAATTAGATAGAATACTAACAGCATTAGATAAACTCTTATTACTAGTATCTTGAGATTCTTCTTCTGTAAACGCATTATCTAGTGCTTTATCTAACTTAGCAAGTTCTTCTTCGGTAGCTACATTAACGAAATCATTAAGATTCTTTTTTGCAGACTTAACTAACTTCTTAGCCGCTTCTTCGTACTCTTTCTTACGAGTATCTTCAAACTCTTTAGCTTGTTCATTAGTAGTAATAATATTAGAACGATAGTTATCTCTACGAATTTCATCGAGAAGTATCTGTCCCATATTATCCATGTACTCTGAATTAATAGCACGAACTTGTTCAGATAAACTTCCTAGATTAAAGTCTTTACCTGCTTGTTTAAACAGAGCTACATCATTTTCATCTAATTCTTCTATCTGTTTCTTAATAAGCGCATTTTGTTCTTGACTACCTTCTATTCCAAGAGCTATATTTTCTACACTACGAACATTATCTAAGAATAAACTTTCCATAGGACTTAAACCTCTACGTAAGTCATTAACTTTAGATTCTATTATCTTAGATATATCTAAGTATTGACTAGCTTGTGCTTTATCCAAAGGATTATTACTATTCTTTAGACTATTATAAGTAGACATTACTTCGCGACGATACTGTTCTAATATACCTAACTGCATACGGTTCTTAGCCATTGGGTCAAGAATCTCATTAATAGCAGGAATAGTATTCTCTAATTGAGATTGAATAGTATTAAGTCTTTCTATTCGTTTATTTAGTAAGTCAGCTTCTTGTGCATTAACTATATTTTCTGATATAGCTACATCTAATAGAGCATCATCTATATTAGCACTACGCAATGCACTAGAATAGTTAACATATCTATTAAGAACAGTACGCATAGTTTTCTTTATAGATTGAGTATCTCTATCATATTCTGCTTCATCAGCAAGACCTGCATCTACTAGCTTTTTCTTTAGTCTAGGGTCTTCAATATAATCTTCGAGTAACTCATAGTTACCGGAACGAATAGCATTTAAAGTAAGAGTAGTTGTGAACTTCTCTTTAGCAGCAGCACGTAAATCTTCTTGTTCTTCGGGACTAACTTTACTATAACGAGTAGTACCTATTGTTGGGTCTTGACTAATAGTTCCATCATCAAGATAAGTGATAGGATTACCTTTAGCATCACGTTCTATCTGAAACGGATTCTCACCATTTTCGATAATCTTCATCTGACGAGCATATTCATTGAATACTTGCTCACGACCATTGATTTCAGCAATACGTTGTTTCTCTTCTACATTACCACCTTTACGATTATTAATAGCTGACATAGTACCACCGAAAGTAATACCTCCAATAACTCCCCATAATGCAGAATTATATAATTGAGGATTCTGTAAATACTTCTCTATTCTATCCATAGATACAGCACCATTATATTGTTCAGCTTGACCTAACAAATAACGACCGTATAAAGTACCTTCTTCTTGACCTACAAAGTTAATAGCTTCTTCAATACCTTCGGTTAATTCAGATAATAGTAGATTCTCACTAGAATTAACAAAGCGATTTATTTTACCTGCAAAATCTTTAATCGTTCCTTTTGCTGCTTGACCTAATGTTTGGCTAGCAGATTCCATACCGGTAGAAGCTATTCTATCGAGAGCTTGATTCTGTGAATAACGAATACGAGGAGTAATAGCACGATTAACTTGACCTAATGCTTTATTAACTGCACGTAATTGCATATAATCAAAGAACACATTACCTGCATTATATCCAAAGTTTCGCATAGCTGCTTTATCTGCAACTATAAGAGCGGCTTCTTCTTTAGTTCTTTCTTTAGCTTCATTAGCAATATCAGGATTATTATCTAACCAAGTTTGAAATTCTTCATCAGACATTCCTGTAAATAACGACAATGCTTCTCCTTCTATTTGTTCCGCAACTCCACGAGCTTCTTGATAGTTCTCACCAAGACGCATACCAATAGCAGTAATACCATCTTTAGCGATAAGTTTTAACTTATTAGCACGATACACATTATCTAATTTAGTAGCTTTCTTAGCCCAATTCATTGCACGACTTACTTTAGAACTATTACGTCCTAATGCTGCAACACCTTTACCAACAGCTCCAACTCCTTTAGTTAATAAAGTACCAGGAATCATTAAAGATAGAGAACTAGCAATACTTGGAACTTGACTAAAGAACCAACCTGAAAAATCATTCATATCAAATGCTTTATCAGGATTCTCACGATATATAGGAAATAAATCATCACGAACATAATCAGATATAGCATCGCCTGCTCTAGTAATAGGATTACTAAATGGTTTATCGTCCCATAATCCAGCAGTAGCTAAATCTACTAACATACCAATACCACCAACAGTATCTCCTATAACTGTTCCAATAGTTTGACCTAATGCGTTACCTGCTTGTTTCCAAGCCGATTGATTCTTAGCACGAAGAGTTTCTAATTCTTCTCTACTTTGATACCTATTAGGTTCAGCACCATACTTAGCTAATGAATGATAATCTTCCTCTGTACCAGTAAATACTTCTTTACCTGTAAGATTACGAAACATAAAATCACCTTGTGCAGCAACATCAGGTTTATATTTAGTAACAGTAGGAACATCATTAGCCATATTAACAGAATTAGCCCCACTAGTTAGTGGAGCTTTTTCTACTGATATATTATCAAACATGTTTGGCATACGCTTACTTCATTAAGTCGTTCATTTGATTAAGTATAACTTGACTAGGAGTTTCACCTGTAAGACTAGAGTACATTCGATTAAAGAATTGAAATACTTGTCTCTTAGTATCTATATCTAATTCATTTAGATTACCAGTAGCACCTGCCATTATCATAGCCTTCTGCATAAGAGGACGAGCAATAACTTGCTGCTCCTCTATGGGGGAATTTGCAATAGAACCATTTCTTGCACTAATAAGATTTATATCCTCTTTAACAGGAGCAAGAATAGCATTAGCTTGATTATTCTGAAACATACGTTGAAATAACTCACCTTCTGTAATCTTAATTACCGGTTCATCATTAGCGTCTAATATCTGATAAAAACTACCACCATCGGTAACAGCAGAATATGTTCCATCTCCAAATTCAGCATCAGATAAACGATAATTTCTTTTAAGTGCGTTATTATACTTAATAGAATTAAGAGTGTCCATTGCTTTAACAGCAGGTAGAGATTTGAATCTTTCTATTTCATCATTAATGATAGCACCTGTAATCATGTAATCTCCAGCTACTGCATTTTGTATTCTCTCTTCCATTTCAGAATCAGGATTCTTAGCACTATTCTTTCCAGTCTTAGGAGTATAAGGAATATTTAAGAATACTCCGTATTCCCCCGTAGAAGAGGATGAGCACCAGCCATTATTAATGTTTTTCTTTTTAACTTGTGCTTGAATAGTTTGCATAATAGCATCACGTTCTCTACTATCTTCAACAGGTTCAAGAACTCCTTCGGCATTACGTTTCTTAATAACAATACTTCCAGGATTAGCAATACTAATCATATTCATTACTCTTTCATTGTAGTTCTTTAATTGGTCATCTTCAAATCCTTGACCAGTAGCAACTATATGAGGAGGTAAATCAAATACATTAACATCAACATAACTAGGCGGTAATGATTTAGATATACGTTTAGTTGCAGCATTAGACATTTGTGCAGCTTTTTCATATACGTAAGCAGGAGAATCTTTAGTACTCTTAGCAGTAGTTATTTCACCTCGTCCTATTGCTCTAAAACCTGCAATGCCCATAGTAGTTAAACTACCATATACTTTATTTCCATAGAAAACTTCATCGTTTCTAGTAAATTTTTCAGGAGCATTATTACCAGTAGTAAATCCTACGGGACTAAGTTTAAGAACATCTGCTATTTCAGGAGCTAAACGAGTATAAGCGTCTTTACTAATACGAATATATTCTTTATCTCCTATTTTACTAAATGACACATCTTTACTAGTCAGTCCCATATCTGTTCTAAGTTTAGATATAATAGCAGCTTTACTACTATCATTAAGAGGATTAACTAGAACTGTATCGAAACTATTGCCTTTAGAATCAGTAAATAACTTATTCATTCTATTAGCATATTCTAGTTGCATAGGATTATTAGTATCTGCCATATCTCCATTACTTAATCTCTTACCTAAGAACTCCGAAGCATATTGTTCTTCTTGTGTAAGATGTCCTTTCATTGCATCTAAACGATTATTAGCATTAGCTATTCCTCTATAATAAGTATTAGCTTCATCTAATAATTGTTTCTTAGCAGCATCAGATAAAGTAACATTATTAGCAATACCTGAACGTAGTTTACTATATGCCTCATCTAAAGGAAGAGATTTAGATATTCCATAAGAAGAAAACATATTAGATAACTGACCATTAAAAGTATTTAATTGAGATTGTACTTTAGCAGGAGTATCAGGTTCTACTTTTTCTTTACCACCAATAGTAGCTAAAGAAGGAAGTAAATCAGGTTCTTTACCAGTCTTAGGTTTAGCAGAATTTTTACGAGCAGCAGCTAATAGATTAAATCCTAATTCAGGATTAATTCTACTTTCAACTCTACGATAAGCAGAAGCAGCATATCTAGGAGCAAATAGGTTCTCTTCAAATTCTTTCTGTGACATAATAGTTCCGTCAGGCTTAGTAACAAGATTATTCTTATTTCCCTTATTAGCTTTCCAAACATTTACTTTATAGTCTTGTTCTAGAGAAGCACGAGCACCCGGAGTTTCATTTAAAGCAGATTCAAATGCAGCACGAATCTTATCTGCTGATAGTTGTTGAACACCACTAGCTGTTTTAAGATAAGGAACATCACCAGCAGCAATATTACCTTGACCGTCTTTAAGATTGCCTTCTGCATCTCCCCATACTAGTTGTTCGCCAGAACTAGAATCAACACCAACAGTAGATAATACTTTTTGATATAGAGCATTATAATCAACTTGTTCAACAGGACGATAATTAGGTTGAAATTGGCTACCACCTATTACTTTACCAGTTTCATCTAGTTGGTCTTGATAATTATATTTATTCTGTTCTAATGCGTATGCTTTAACATCTCCATCATAAGCATTACTATTAGTAACTTCATCTTGGAACTTCTTAAATTCCTGTTGATAACGTTCACGTCCAATAAGTCCTGGATTACTAGCAACTTCTCCGGCTAATCTTCTTGCAGTAGTTAAAGCAGTAGCATAACTACCTTCTTGAGCACTTGCTTCTATTTGAGCATTAACATCTCTCGAATATTTATCGAGCCACTCATTTTCAGCTTCGTTTAATTGCTTATTAGCAAGAAATGTTTTAATCTGATTACTAGTTTCAATAGCAGTATCATGTTTCTGTTGTAGAGTATTTAACGTACTATTGTAAACATCTAAAGGAGCGGCAACCCGCTCCCTCTTTTGATAACCTGCTGTCTTAATATCTATCGGCATAGTTATAGTATTTATAATTAAGCAATCTTTTTCTTACCGCCACATTTGAATAAAGTACTTCGTATATTACTTAGTCTACCCTTATTCTTATTCATTAATTTTAAGAATAATTCCATTTGTTCAGGATTAGCAGACATCATAGCAGCAGTAGCATTTTCTTCTGAACGTCTCTTATCAACACCTAATTGATAATCTCTAATCGCACTAGTAAGTCCTTCAATAACATTAGTACGATTATTAGCTCTTGCTTTAATCTTTTCGTTTTCTGTTTGAGTAACCGCATTATCATAAGCGTTTAACACTTGATTATTCGCAGCTTCTACTCCTTGACGATTAAGAGCCGAACGATTAAGAAGGTCTGTTTCAACATTCTCTTTCATACCTTTTAATTTATTACGTTCAAGAACTCCTCGATTAGCAAGAGATTGAACACGAGCAATCTTTCCCGAAGAACTAGAAGTATTAGAATCAATAAGTCTAGCAATATTTCTTTCAGAATCTCTACTTTCTGCTAATTGAGGATTTATGTTATAAGTAGTTCTCATTCTTGCAGGAACAACAGTTCTAGGTCTAGTAGGAGCTTGAATATTATTAATACTGTTCTTATTAGTAACCCCACTAATAATATTTCCTAAAGCTCCTATTCCTGCACTAATTGCTTCTCCTCCAATTCCACTCATAAAGTTCTTAAAACTTCCTGATTTAGATAAAGGACTAGTACTAGAACTAATAGAAGCTCCAACAGGTTTAGTTGGAACTATACTATTAGTTTTAACAGAATTCATATTAGCTTTAGTTAAAGCATTAGGAGCAAAACTATTACTATAATCCTTTTCTAAACCAAAGTTATTATAGTTATCTTTTAATAGTTTTGTCTTAGAACCAAGAGCTGATTTCTTTAATTCAGGATATTTCTTATATACTTTAGCTCTTACATCAGAACGACCATGAAGTCCAGCTAATCTAAGAGCGTCACGAGCATCAGCTTTAGTAGGAATAGGATAACTACGTCCACCTCCTGCAAAATCTTTAGACTTAACACTAGGATACGGTTTCTTATCAGAACCATAATCTTTACTACGAGAAAGACCACCTAGTTTTTTCTTACCAGTTATTGTTCTCATATTTCTTTTCTTTTTAGTACCATCATCATTAAGACCATTTTTATCCTTAAATGATTCTTGAGCATTAAATACTTTAGAAGGTTCTACACCTTTTTGAACTAGTTCAACAGGACGATTACCATTAAGAATAGGGTGAGCACTAAACACTTT